GAGCAAGTTCATTCTAGTCAACCTTCGGTTGAAGCTTCTAGTTCAAGTTCGTTTTGTTTCTTAGAAGTTCTATCTCCTAAAAAAAAAAAAAAAAAAAAAAAAAAAAAATAGGCTCCCCCCTAATGATACTTAGAGTGTAATAAGTTCGGAGGTTTTTAGGACACCAAACAACCGACGGTTGTCAACCTTATGCAATCACATTCAAAAACGCAAAATATACCCCTAGTGCGGTTTGTTACAATTACAATTACAAGCTACGGTTGTTACAATTTGGCCTTTGGCCTTTGGCCACCTTCGGTTGAGCTTCGCTCAAACTGGACGTGCAAGGCACGGGCTCTGAGTTTAAACGAAAGCTCAAGCTTTGGGCTTGCCCGGAGGGGCTAAACTCGTTTGGGTTTCAGGGGCTAAACTCGTTTGGCTTTTTGGCTACGCCAAATGGTGGTTTTGGCCAAACCTTTGAGCTTCGCTCAAGGCCAAACCTAGGGCCAGATGGTACTATATACTGAGGGTGGTTTTACCCCTATTGCAATTAAATTGCATAAGTTTGGCCATTCACCTTGGGCGTGCTCGCACGGGCATTCGTTTAGCTCAAACCTGCCCAAAAACTCTTTTTCAAAAACTCCTAGGATTGAAAAACTTTACTTGACAAATGGGGTGTAATAATGTAATATTGTAATATAATCCAGTTAATGGAGGAAACTCATGAACAAACACGAAGAAACAATCCGAGTCTTGAGAAACGAATACAGATTCGCATTAGCTCAACAACGCGATAGTGTTCGTGGATTGTTGAACGGTCGCTTGAGCCGTTTAATTCAAACTGCTTTGGATGCTTCACGACTTGAGCCACCTTGGGCAAGTGCCGTTCAGGAAAAACTCGAAGATGCATTAGAACTGATTAAAGAGTTCAAGATTGACTAACAAAACGAAACGAAAGGAGAAAACAATGGAAAAAAGATTCAAAGAGGTCTGTGAGGTAATAGACCACATGGAGCCCGAACAATACATGGGACTGATCCATGACGTTATGGGGAAACTGTTGAACGATAGGGAATTTGCGATAGGCGTCATTGCCACCGCATTGCTGGGCGATCGATTGGATTCTAAGTTGCATGTCCGAACGGACACGGATGACTAAACGTGGGTTCCGGGCCGAACCCGTTGCCCAAAGGTTCGAAAAACTAAAACGAAAGGAAAACGAATGAATTTTTTGGCTAAAGTTTTTACTGGTGTTTTATTCGTAACCATTCTGGGCGGAGCGTTAGTTCTGGCGTTTGTTCAGACCATTCAAAACGTTGGATTTGGAGGTTAAACAATGCTAACCATGGCTGAGACTCGTGAAACCACTAGCCATCTTTCCGCCGGTCAATTGCGGGAATGGGCCGAAGTCTGTAAAAACCTTCGGTTTTATTACAAACATGGCAAGTGGAAGAAAGGTACGGATCCGGAATCGAGCTATTGCACACTGTGTAAGCTCGCAGAACAAAACGAAGATGACGGAGCTATCTCCACTTGCGGCTTCTGTGCCTGGAAAATGCTAGAAGGTCTGACTTGTATCAATTGGTTTAGTCGAATCCGACCCCTGCTTCTGGACAAGTACATAACTATTTCTGATGCACGATTGGATCGCTCCAGAGTTTTTACTCCAACACGTATCCGAATGCTGGACAAATGGGTCCGGCGTTTAAACGCCTTAGCTGCCACACGACAGTTTTAACGAAACCAAAAGGAGAACCAAAATGACACCGCAAGAAACTATCGAAAACTTTCAACGAATTGGAAACCTCGACAAAGCCCTTCGGAAGGCTTTGGATGTAATGAGAGTCGGGACGAAATCCGAGATGGTAGAAGAGGCCTTTAACGTACTTGAAACTGACTTCGAGGCTCTGACAGACCTTCTCGTTATGCTAATTATTACAAATCGGGTTAATTTCCAGAAATACATGAACCTAGATCTTGCCAGGCGCAACCCCTAAGAAACCAAATGCCCCTATTGCAATAAAATTGCAGTAGGGGCGACAAACCACGAAAAGGAGTTAGAACTATGTCAAACGAAAACACTTTCGAACCTGAAAACATTCCTAGTCCAAACGACCTGAACTTCCTTGCCGACGCCAAGAAAGCCTACGAAACGCGAGAATTGGTCTTGAAAGTCTTGGAGTCGCTCCCCAGAGAAAAGTATCAGAGACTTGAAATCGCTGCCATTCGAGCTCTTCCAAGCTACCGAGCGCTCCTGCGTGATGTAGTTGGGCTTTTGGTGGCTTGTGGGAAATTGGACGTTGAAAAAATCTTGCTGAGGGAGGACGACGATGAATAACGGAAAGCCTAAATTCCTACATGATTGTTCGAAATGTGTTTACCTCGGAACAACTATCACTGGGGTCTTTCAGGACAACAAACAAACGAATCGCTTTGTCGACCACTATATTTGCGGTCGGACGGTTCTGGCTCGTTTCTCGGACGAGGTAAGCGATTACGCAAGTACTTCTTGCGGTTACGTGGTTTCTGGTCGAGATTTACTTACCTCGACGATTTTAGCCTTCGCTAAGGGCCTTCTTAAGATGGACGCAGACTTCCTGAAGGATATTAAATTTTACGTTACTAATTTTACTATGGGCTTGGAGGGAAAATAATCGTGAACCAATCTGACGAACAAGAAAAACTGGAGTTTTCAAGGCTTGAAAGCCCCGGACTCCAAAGTCAACGGCCCAAGGCGTCGTTGGTTTTTTCCGTTCGTTTTCGACCGGAAGACCTTGCCACTTTGGCTGGTTACTTCTTGGCCGATGGCGAGAACCTTGCCGGTGGAGGTCAAACGCTCCGTTTGGCCGGCGAAACACTTGCTGAAATTATTCGGCGGAAAAATCCAAGTTTAACTTTTACGGCTGCTAAAGCCTCCAAGATGCTTTTGGAACTCGGCATCGTTTCGGGTCAAACGAGCAGAAACACGAGACGATTGTTCCGGGCCATCCAATTGGAAACTTTACTGGAAGAACGGAAGGCGAATGCTCCGCCGCAAGAACGCGAAACTCTCGAACTTTACCGCCAAGCTTGTCGGACGTTGCTGGAGATGGGCGAAACACCTTCCCCAGAACAACTCCAATTGGCTCAAGCTAAGCTTGAAAACGGACAACTGATCTTTGACTAAAAGGAGAAAACTAATGACTGAACTTCAACAGAACGATCTGGTTCGAAGCATTGCCAGGATTCCAACTCCTTTAACCCGCTTGCTAAAGACCAACGACTTATTTCTTGGCGGTGGCTTCATCCGTTCGATTGTTACGGGAGAGAAGATCTCGGACTACGACGTTTTTGGCAGCTCCAAAAACCAACTCGAATCCATGGCTGCGCTGCTTGTTGCGGAGCAAAAGGGAACGCTCCACAAGTCGAAAAATTCCTTAACGGTTCGTTTTGGCTTGACTCCTCCCGTCCAATTCATCACGAAGTGGATGTACAACGACGCTCAAACGCTGCTCGACGGATTTGACTTTACGGTCTGTCAAGCTGTTTTGTGGTTCGACAAACCCACGCAAAAATGGCGTTCGTTGGTTTCCCCACGTTTCTATCCAGATTTGGCCGCCAAACGGCTTGTTTATACGAGCCCCTGTCGCGATGAGGCTCCCGGAGGAAGTTTTCTTCGTGTTCGGAAATTCCTCTCCCGTGGCTACAATATCCAAGTCTTATCCTTGGCCGGAGTCTTAGCCCGAATCTTCCTTGCTGTCCGGGACAAGTCCGGCGTTGAGCCGGAAACCGTAATCGCTGGGATTCTCCGGGAAGTCGATCCCTTGGTCGTTTGCGATGACCTGACTCCCGAAGACCTCCAAGAACTCCAAGACTTCGATCGAATTTCGGAGGGAATCCCGTCTGAAAGCAACGTTGTTGAGCTTGACGAAGACTTTGAAGACTAAACTAACCCCTTCCGCAATAAAATTGCGGTAGGAGCAACGTCATTCTGACAAACTGAAAGGAACAAAACTCGTGGAACCAAGTGTTCTTAAACGTCTCGGCCAAAACGACTCTTTGAATGCCCGTTTTTGGGGCTGCGGCGTCGAACGGCACGTGTCGAAAACCTCGATCCTTGACTCGATTCCAATCCCGTGTTGGTTGTTCTTGGGTTGGATTCTGGGAATCCTTACGATGATTTGGTTGACGCCGGTTATTCGGGGAGCCTAAAAACAATGCTTGACAACTGGGTGAGTTTATGTTAATATGGGGTTAGAAAGTCGGACATAAACTCACCCTTTGGAGGAGAAAAACGAAATGAAAAAGTGTCAAATTTTCGGTTGCGACCAAAACGTTGAGCCCATCCGGGCGAAAGGAGCTAAAAGTGAACCCTTCATCAACAAAAAGTCAAGCTTGGTTACCTTCTATTTCCCCCTTGTCGATGATCCCGAGAACAACCTGTGCCCATATCATACAAAGTGTGCACAGGGCCTGCTCGCGCCGATCCTCTTGGCCGATGACTACCCGCGAGCTTGGCACCACGCCAGACTTGATTGCTTGGCGGCCCAGGGCAGGATTAACCACGACGAAGCCGCCGACCCCACAACCCGTCGACCTTCCAAAATCGACCAACGACTCGCCCAAGCAAAAGCTCTTCGAGCTTCGGCGGATGATTAAAACGGAGATGAAAAAGTTCGAACTCTTGGCCCAGCGCAAAACACGAACCCAGCTGAGACTCCAAGAGCTTCGGCGAAGGTTTCGGGAAATTGACTACGAACTTGCCCAAGTCGATGGGCGCTTGACGATTTGTCCGCCCGTCAAGACTCCCGTAACTCGTTGTCGTTTAAGCGAGAAACCGAAAAAATCCAACACTGAAACGGCCAAGGAAGCCTTAGCGTTAATGTCAGCTAAGGATCGCGAAGAGCTCTTAAAGTCTTTGCTGGAATAGTTCAGGCCCCGCCGAGCATACCAGAGAAAGGAAGCGAATAATGTGCGTGATTATATTTGACAAGTACACAGACAACCCAAGAAACTTCACTCAGCCGCGAGACACTCCAGTACTTGCTTACAAAGTCTTTCAGATGAGTAGTGGTCTACTCAAGTCTATTTACAACAGCTTCAACTTCAATACAGCTACTGCAAACATAGACCGCAAGGAGTCAATAATCTTGCATACGCAAGTAATGGAAGGTCTTTTGCCTAACACCAGCATATATGTAGAAGATATGAGTAGTTTCGCAGAAATAGAGTTTCCCGCCGGGTTCTTCTCCTTTAAAACTCTACATGCTGCACTGGAATATTGTAGAGGTCTACGACCATTCTACGTTACTGTTGTTAGAAAAGTCCTGCTTCTTGATGTTATCGGAGAATACCAAAGTACCACAGGAGAAGTCTACTTGTCTAAGATTCTCTACATTGTCTCGGAGAAAGACGAACAACTTGATGGACGCTTGACGATTTGTCCGCCCGTCAAGACTCCCGTAACTCGTTGTCGTTTAAGCGAGAAACCGAAAAAATCCAACACTGAAACGGCCAAGGAAGCCTTAGCGTTAATGTCAGCTAAGGATCGTGAGGAGCTCTTAAAGTCTTTGCTGGAATAACCCGGAACCCGGAGGTCTGAAATGAAATGAACTAAAGCTTGGGGCGCTAAGCCTTACCCGTGGTACAGCACGGAGGATAACCTTTCGACCTATAAACCGGGTCTGTGCGCCAGGCTTTTCAAAAAAGGACTTAAACCGAATGGAAACCTTCTGCATTATAATAGGGATTCTGTTGTTCTGTATTGCAATCGTTGCATTTTTAAACGTTTAAACTTAAGGGGGCCTTGAATGGCTATAACAAAACTCGAAGCCTTTAAAACTTCTGATGACACCTTGTTCGCTAACTACGGCGATGCCTTAACACATGAGAACAAGTTAGACTTAGAAAAATGGTATGACGAAAATCCTATTCTGGGCTACTACCAGACTGCTGTTGACTGGAATGATGTACGATATTGGCTAATCGAAACTGGTTTGTTTACGGCTGTCGCGGAGGCCGTGTTGACTAAGCTAAAAAAGGAGAGTTAAATGACCTACAAACAAATAACAGCATTCCAAACGTCTGATGAGAAACTCTTTCTCTCAGAACGAGAAGCCTGCGCACACGAAAAAACTCTGAGCTTAGAATCATGGTATTACATGCTTCCGATTCGTATTAAGTCTGGCCCTACTATGACTTTCGTAAACTGGGGCGACGTAAAGCCTTGGCTTGAACAACGAGGCTTGTTAAACAAGATTGATCCAACTCGTTGAACTAACAGTTTCTTTTGGAAACAAAAAACTCCAAAACTTCTCTTGACATCTGGCAATTAATATGTCATTATGTGTTTGACACTCGGGGATGAGGGGTCGCCATCATTTGCCTCCAGTTTAATAACCCTAACTTTGGCAGGGTTCAAGTCGTCGCCTTTCATCCCCGAAAGCTCCTTTCACGACTTGGATTCTGCCAAACTTTGTTTTGTCTGTTGAGTTTTGAAATGGTTCGAAGCTCGACTACTTACTTCAACCGCCGAGCTTTGCTTGGCAAAGAAAGGATTTGAAAAATGGCTATTCAGGACGTAGAAATTAAAGTTAACGCACCCAAGGTTAGTGCCGAAGCAACCCTCTCGTACAAAATCGGTGAGACCCTCGGCGAAAACGTCGAACTGTTCGGCGAGGAGGTCGTGAACTCGATCTTCATCCAGCAGCTCATTGTCAAGGTTCAGGCTGGTGCTCGTACCGCCATGGAGAACGGCAGAGATCCTCAGCTCTGGGCCGCTTCTTATGTTCCGGGCCAGAAAGCCCCGTCGATTGCCGCCGATCCCAAGGCCGCTGCTCGTGCCGCGCTGGCTCGCATGTCCGAGGAAGAACGTCTCCAGCTGATCCGAGACCTGCAGGCGGGTTAATCTCCTTTCCCCGTTTGCGCCCAAGCCCTCGTAGAGTTACTCCTTGGCCCTACGAGGGCTTTTTAACCCTCAACTATGTAGCCAAAGGGAAACATGGAAACTCCAACGAACCAAACCTCGACCAAACGCCAAGGGATTTTGCTTTGTTGTCCTTTGGAAGAACGTCGGATTCTCCAATGGACGCCACCGTTTATTTGCCAGCCCAAACTGGACGGTGAGCGTTGTAGGGCTTTGGTTACGTCTTGGGTTAATACTAAGACCGATAAGGTTAAACTTGTTTCTTCTGAGTTAAACATTTTCAATTCCGTTCCTTTAATCTCCGAGGCTCTCGTAAGGTTGTCCAACAAACTGTCGACCAACGTCGAACTTGATGGAGAGCTTTACGTCCACGGCTGGGATTTCAACGAAATTCATTCCGTTGTTTCTCGCAAGGTAAATCTCCACCCGCAACATTCCTTGATGGAGTTTCACGTTTTTGACTTTGTCGATTTAAAACTCCCTCAAGCCAAACGGCTTTTGGATGCTGAAGAACTGGTCAAGCTCTGTGACTCTCCACGAGTCAAACTCGTTCCGCGTTTCATTGCTTGGACGTTTGACGAAGTTTTGAAATGCTACGAAAAGTTTTTGGTTATGGGTTACGAAGGAATCATCGTTCGCAACTTCGAAGCCCCTTACATCCGAAGACGTTCTTTGTTTGTCTCGAAGTTTAAGCCGAAAAAAACTGACGTTTACAAGATCGTTGGGTTTGTCGAAGAACGAGACAAGCATGGGAATCCAAAGAATCGACTTGGTGCCTTGGTTTGTCAAGGAGACGACTACGAGACTTTCACCGTTGGCTCTGGCTTAACGGACGAAGAACGGATTGGATTCTGGAAAAACCGCGAAGGTTTGACTTTGCTTGATTGCAAGGTGTCTTACCAACACTTGACGGCCAAACGAGGTGTTCCACGTTTCGGAACTTATCTCGAACTTGTTGAACGTGAACCGGAAGTCGAGTTCCAAAACCCATTGGAATTTTAGAAAGGAAACGAAGATGTCAATAGACACTAAACAATCTTTGGCTATTTGGGATTCGATAGAAGTCTACGAAAAACTTCTACGAACTAACACCGATTATGGCACACAGCCTTTGTGTGACGAATTTTTTAGTTTCAAATATAACAAAGCAACACTTACTTCTTTTAATTTTAGTTGCACCGGTTGTCCGTGGCTTAGATTCTTCCACAATGCTCCGTGTTTTTGTGAGGTTTGGCTCAGACTAAACTATCCCATGCTTGGCGCAATGCAGGGTTTTGATTCGTTGCAGAATCCGGAATACGACAGCGTTGATCTGGAAGATCACTTGAAAAATGCTTTGCTTCACTGGACAGATTTGACATTGGAACAACCTAACATCTTTCGTCAACGTCTTGAAACGAATGCTGAAAACCATCCACTGGTTACGGAGCTTTCGACGGAAGCCGAACGAGAAGAAAGTCTTGCGCAAGTTTTCCAAACGACACTCAACGAATGCTTGGATGAGGTTGCTCGCGAACGTGAGGATTGTCTGAAACGTTTGATTAATATGTTTAAACTTTGGTCTAAAATGCTTTAAGTAGAAACCTTATGACTGCTCGACAACTGTGGGCCTTGAAACGGAATTGGGTAATCTTTCGACTGCGCGGAATCCTGACTTTGTTTGCCTCACAAAGCATGGAGTTTCTGTATGATCTTTTGCCTGATGAGGATAAGTCGGTGGCTATAGATGTAAGAAACTCCCTCAAACATATTCTGTTCAAGGTTCAAGAATCCAAATGGCAAGGTTAAACCCCACCCTACTGCAATAAAATTGCGATAGGGTCAAACAAAAAGGAGAAAACAAATGACTAAAGAACATGTTCTGAACTTTCCCAACAACAATCCCAACAACGCCCAGATTTCTGCCCAAGCCAAGGCCTTGCTTCTCAAGGGCATAGAAAACGCGACTCCTGTGGTCTGCACCCACTGCGGTTGTCCGTTTTTCGAATACGCAATGACTGCCAAGCTGATCTCTGGTTTGTTCACGCTAACAGGCAAGGACGCCATAGTTCTCGACGATCATGCGATGGTTTGCAAGAACTGCTACAACGTCTTAGATGCTTCTGCGAAGCCTGAGGAGAAACTCAACGATGGCGAAGCCAAGGAGGAAACTAACGATGGCAATTAATCGCAAGACTTTCAACCGAATCAAAGGCTTGCTCAAGGACGGGATTTCGATCGAACTTGCATTGACGATGATCATTACCTTAAGTGATTCTCCTGCTGAGGCGGCCAAGACCATCATCGAGTTTTTTGCTCCGCCCAAGCAGTTCGTGCCCTTGAACGAAATTCAAATCGACGAAGAAACGGAGGACTCCAATGGATGAGTTTAAGTTTTCCGAAAACAAACTCGACAACACCAAGCTGACGGATTTCAAAACCTGTCCGCGGAAGTTCTTCTACTCCCACGTGTTAGGTTGGCGAACCCAAACCCCCAACATCCATCTCGTGTTTGGTACGGCTTGGCATGAGGCTATGGAATACTTGTTGCTTAATGGTTACGGTGAAACCCAGGTTCTTCGGGCATTCGAGAAGTTTCTCGGTGCATTCCACGAAGAAATTCCACCGGAACTTGGCAACTTGAACAAGAAGAAAAACCCTGACAAGGCGTTCGTAGCCTTGGCCAAATACGTTTCCTATCCCCCTTACCAAAAGGACCTCGAAACGTTCGAAACGCTATACACCGAAATTGCTGGCAAGATTATGATTGACGATGTTTTTTCACTCTACTTTCGCCAAGACTCAATCCTGCGAAACCGTGAAACGGGCAACGTTCGTTCTCGTGAACACAAGACTGGCTCCTCCAACTGGCTTTGGGACGAACAATGGACGTTGTCTGGCCAAGTTGGTGTTTATTCGCACGTTTTAAACTGTTTGTTTCCCAACGACAAGGTCGATGGTGTCGAGATGAACGGAGTGTTTTTCTCTGCCGCTAAAAACCCTCGCGTCGAAGACATGTTTCACCGGTTTATGATCTGTAAGACTAAAGACCAAATGCAAACGTGGATCGACAACACGAGGTTTTACATGTGGGAAATCCAACGAGAATACCGGTTGTTAAATGACTCGAATGAAAACGACCAAAACCTTTCGGCTTTCCCGCTTCGCGACACATCTTGCGTGAACTATGGAAAGGTTTGTGAATTCCACGACTTTTGCTTGGCTTGGCCGAACCCTCTCCGCTATTGCTCTGAACCACCGATTGGTTTCGTCAAGTACTTTTGGGATCCGACGGCTCGGGAGGCCAAGAAAACCTTTGAGTTCCACGTCGACCAACTGCCGGAGGTTTAACATGAATCTTTTAAGCCACAACTTGACGATTCAACCAACGGTTGGCTTAGATGCTTACGTTGTTTCACCCTTACGCAACGAAACTGGTTCAACTTGGACATTTTTTGGTCCGTGTTTGATTGAACAAATCGAAGCCAAGATAACGTTGAACAAGGACCATGGCTATCCTGTTGTAGAAAAACTTTACTTTGTCCAAGGTTTTGTGAATGGCTTTCCGCCCTCCCGAGTTTTTCTTTCGCGAGAAAAAGCTCTGGCGTGGGCTAAGATTTTAAACAACGAACTGAAAGGAGGTGAATAAAATGAGCGAATTCTTAGACATTAAAACCCAAGTCGAAAAGCTCCAAAAGATGTATCGCGAGGCCCCTAAGTCGTCCAGTTGGAAGATCCTCTTGCTTGGCGAATCTGGAACAGGCAAAACGTTTCTTCTCCGCACTGCACGGAAGCCGATCCACTTGGATTGCTTCGATCCAGGGAACACGAAGAACCTCAAGGAACTGATTACCAAGGGTGAGCTCGTGCCGGACATTCGGTGGGAGAACGAGGACCCGACGAACCCTTCGGTTTTTCGCGAATGGGAGAAAGTCATGAAGGAGAGGTTGCGAACGGGTTACTTTGACCACTTCGGAACTTATTGCCTCGACTCATCCACTACGTGGACCCAGGCAATCATGAACCAGCAGATGAAATCCGAAGGATTAGCCGGCAAACCGCCACGTTTTACCCATGACTACACTCCGCAAAAGGCGGCGATTACGAATTGGATTTCTGACTTAATGCGGTTGCCTTGTGACTTCATCTTCACGGGCCACCTGGAAGGAAACAAAGACGAAGTCTCGGGCCAAATGAGTTATCGCTACATGGTAACCGGCAAGGCTTCCATCACAATCCCATTGCTGTTTGATGAGATCTGGGTGATGGATCCGAAACAAACCTCGAACGGAGTCGAGTACAGAATCTTGACTCAAGCAACCGGCAGGCATCTTGCCCGGAGTCGAATGGCCGCGGCAGGCTTGCTTAAGGCTTATGAAAAGCCCGACATTAAAGCAATGTTGAAAAAATGTGGGCAACCCTACGAAGACAAACCGTTGTTCACCTAAAAACCGTTGTTTGTTTAACGAACATTCGTTCGTTTAATTTAACCCTGGGCCACTGGCTCAACTTTAAGAAAAGGAGTTTTAAAATGGCTGAAAATCAAGAGTTCATCAATCTGTCTTCCATCAACATCAATGACACCTTTGTGCCCACCGTTCAGGCGGCCGGAACCGAATGCGAGCTTCGCGTCATCAGCTTCTTGGCGTCCAAGGACAAAAATGGCAACGACTTTGTTATGCCGTTTTTCGAAGTCGCCGATGATCCGTACTCCAAGGAATTCGGTGATTACATTCCGCTGCCTCATGACGGAATGACGCCCAAGGCGGCCAACGAGTCCAAGCTGAAACTCCAGGGTTTCTCCGCTGCCTTCGACATCGATCTTTCTGGCACGCTGGATATTAAGAATGACATTATCGGCAAGACCGGTTACGCCATTCTTGGCGTAGGCAAAGACCAAGACGGCAATCCCACGAACAAAATCTCCAAGTATGTCCGTGGTGCGTAAACCTTTTAACTAACTTGGCATAGGGGCCAAGGCCGGAGCCTTTCCAGTAAACTCAGTCGTGCTGGTCAGGCTCCGGTAATTTTGAAAGGAAGGTTTACCTTGGACTTTGATTCTCGCTACCGCCCACGTTTACAGGTCGATGTTTCTGAAGAACAAATGAATGCCCTGAACCGCTACCTCGATCGCGGTGCCCGAAAGATGGTCTTCAACATTATCATAGATGACCTGCTGGAATTGATCGAGAAGCACGGGGCCGGCCCAGTTGTCGGCCTTTTAATTGAACGCCACATAACCCTCAGAGACGTTTGTCGACTCAAATTAACTGAACCCACTAAAGGAGGCTAAGCTTGGCTATAATTCAAGACCTCCACAAAAGTCTGACTAAACTGTCGTTTGACGATGCTCTTGCTCGCATCCTCTTACTTCGCCAAAGTCGTTTAACCGTCAAACCTAACAGCAAATTCGTGCGACGCTCAACAAACAACAAGCCAAAGACTCCGAAAGTTTCAAAGACAAGAACTAAACGGAATCCCTTGGAAGGCGTAAGCAAAGCCGAATTACTGGAAATGTTAAAGGAGTTTTAAAATGGCTGAAAGTCGTTTAGCAGTTGTTCCCTTGGCTGAAATCGAAATGGGTGAGCGTTTCCGGAAGGACTACAAGAACATTCCGGAGCTTGCCCAGGACATTAAAACTCGCGGCTTGATTCTTCCAATTGCTGTTATGGAGAAAGCCGAAGGTGGTTACTTGCTCTTGGCCGGTGGCCGTCGCTTGACCGCGCACCAGCTTTTAAACTCGGAAACAATCGAGTGCAAAGTCTTTCCGTCAGGTTTGTCGGAACTTGAAATCCGATGCATCGAGCTGATGGAAAACGTTGTCCGTGAGGATCTGTCGTTTTTCGAAGAGGCTAATTTACAACGGGAGATTTTGAAACTCCAAAAAGCTATCCATGGAGAGAAGGTCTCGACTAACCCCGATGCTCCTGGTGCGAGCCAGCAAACGGTTGCTAACCTGCTGGGCATTTCCCGAGAAAAGCTTCGGCAAAACATTGAACTAGCCAATACCATGGAGATGTTTCCGGACGTGGACTGGAAGAATTTGAAAAACCGACAAGAAGCCGTTAGGCTTAAGGACAACATCGGGAAGTTGGTGGTTCGCCAGGAAGCCGTTAAACGTTTCGAGAAGGATGTTAACCCAAATCAGCACTCTCGGATGCTGAAACGAATTGCGGACAGTTATATTCACGGGAACTTTTTCGACCATGTCCAAGAGGTTCCGGACAACTCCATCAACTTGGTAGAAATTGATCCGCCGTATGCGATCAACCTGGAAAAAGCCAAGGCCAAAACTGGCATAGGAAACTTTACCTACAACCAAGAAAGCTACAATGAAATTGACCGAGATGAATACGGCTCATTTATGTTTCGGGTTTTCAAAGAATGCTACCGCGTACTGGCACCGAACTCCTTCTTGATCTGCTGGTTCTCCCCGGACCCTTGGATCCACGAGATTCTTTCTTGGATTCGCCAGGTTGGCTTTACTTGTCGAGGCTTGCCTTGCTTGTGGGTCAAAGGCGAAGATGAACTTGGCACGGATGCGAATGGTCAAACCCTTTCCCCTATGCGCCACCTTGCTTCGTCATATGAGATGTTTTTCTATGCCAAGAAGGGTGATCCAAGGATCGTGAAACAAGGCCGGTCAAATGTGTTTGGTTTTAAGCCGGTTTCGCCCAACTTGAAAACCCATCCGACTGAACGGCCGAAAGAACTCATGCGGGAAATCCTTTCCACCTTTGCCATCGAAGGTTCAAAGGTAATGATTCCGTTTGCCGGGAGCGGTGTTACAATCGAAGCAGCTTACGAGGAACAAATGATGGCGTTTGGGATGGATCTTGGCCTTGAGTTCAAGGAAGCATTCGTGGCCAAACTTTACAACAAAACCACCCTATCGCAATAAAATTGCATAAGGAGCAAAAACATGAATCTTGTTGAACGGAATCAAATGATCCAAGAATTCCAACAGGTCCAGATGGAAATCTTGAAACGCAAAGGCAACGATTACGCTGCTGGAGACGAAGAGGATTCTGGCAACGCCAATTTCGAAATCGTTGCGAGTCTGCTTGTCGATGCACCGATGGACGAGTTAACGGTTTGGGCTGTGTACTTTCTGAAACACGTCTGCTCGATCATCACGTTTATTCGCAAGCGCCACTTGGAAAGCGAACCCATTGCTGATCGTTTCCACGACATTGCGAACTATGCCAACATCGGGCACACATTGGTGGAAGAAATGAAGGACCGAAATGATGACGAAATGTTCAACAGCCGCAACATTCCGGTAGAAAGAGAGGACTTCTAATGGCTGAAAACGAACCCGTAACCATCAAACAACTCCGGAGTCGTCTGGCTTTGCCTACGCGGAATCCTCAACGAATCCGAGGAATCATCCGGGACATGCTCAACATCATTGAGCGGATTGAAACCAAACTGGAAACCTACGTTAACCGTGAATCTTGTGACAAGAAGGAACCTGAACAATGCCTGAAAACGAAGCCCGAACTGCCCGTTGGGACCAAAAATTCCTGGAAGTCTGCGAAACCCTTGCCAAGTGGTCAACCTGCAAGTCCCGTAAAATCGGAGCCATCCTTGTCCGAAACAACACCATCGTCTCCACCGGGTACAACGGGCCACCAAGAAACGTCCCCCATTGCGGAGAACCTGGAAGCATCCATCAAGTAACTTCCGAGGTTTACGGAATCTACAAAGACAAAACTGTTTGTCCGCGGAAGGCTCTGGGCTACAACTCTGGCGAGGGCTTGCACTTGTGCCCCGCTGCCCATGCGGAAGACAACGCAATCACGAATGCCGCACGCCTGGGCGTTCCAACGGTCGGAACAACCATCTACATGAACTGCGGAGTTCCTTGTCGTGAATGTTTAAAACGTATCATTAATGCAGGAATTCTCGAAATCGTTTGTGTAAACCCCGACGACTGGTACGATAATCTTTCTAAGTTTCTTGTCAAAGAAGCACACATTTCGGTTCGGGCATTCTTGCGAGAATCGGAGGAAACAAATGTGGCCATTTAAGAAAGAACAAAAACCGAGCAAAATTACCTTTGTTATGACCCAAGAAAAACTTGAGGATTTCATTAAGTCTCTGCTGGCGTCCTCGGCTAAAGTCGTTAATCTCACATCTGTCGAGACTCAAGTAAGCTTCTTGCTTAATGCGAACATCTTCAAGGTCCAAGAATCTATCCTGCGCTGGCTCATTACACCCGAGCGACGGGAACGGATGTTGATTGAGCTCTATTGTACGTGCTCTGACTACAATGAGGGGAATGAAACTATTGCTTGGAGGGCCGATCCATTGTGTCCTATCCATGGAGTTAATGGTTTAACGGAAGATTAGAGGAGAAACTAAAAATGTCTGAAATTACGGAGTTGTCTCAAATAAGTACTCACTTGGAACGACTTGAAAAATCCGTTTGTCGGTGTGCTCAGATTGTTTGCGAGCTGGAAGGAAGACTTGGCAGAGTCTTGATAAACCAACCTGCGGGACCAACAGAAGCCGTAACAGATTCCAGTAACCTCTGCCATCTGGCCATCGAATTAGAAACATTCATACAAACCTCTAATGGAACCATCTCTCAACTCGAAGATATCCTTAATCGACTAGCTCTTTAATCGAAGACTGCTACCTGTGAAAGGGGAGAAACCAAATGACTGAAATCCACGCACGAACATTCGTTCGGCCCGAAGGAAACCCTCGGACTGCTCGAATTGCCATCGTGGGTGAGCAACCGGGGACGACCGAAGTCCAAAGTGGTCGTCCCTTTGTTGGCCCTGCAGGTCGAGAACTAACTGAAAACCTGCAAGCCGTGGGCTTGACTCGCCAAGATTGTTATATAACGAACTTCATCAAAGACCTCGATGCACCTATCGAGACTTACCTCAATCTAAAAACCATGACGTTTAACGAAAAAGGTTCGGCCTACCAAAAGCTTTTACTTCAAGAACTTTCGAGTCTGAAAACCGTAGCCATTATTGCCTGTGGAAACTACGCTATGGCTGCGTTGACTCGACGCAATGGAATTACCAAGTGGCGTGGTTCGGTGTTGGATTCCCCCGATTTACCTAATCGTTGGATCATTCCGATGCTCCATCCGGCAACGGTTATTCCGCCCAAAAACCAGTACCTTAACAAGTTCTTAATCCAATTCGATCTCCGTCGAGCACTTGATGTGGCTAACCGAGGATTTGGTAGAATCCAGCGAAGGATCTTGACTGGGCTTAGGTTTGACGAGAACCTCTATTGGCTTGAAAAGTTTTACTCTTGGGGATTGGACGGTGAAACCGTTGAGTTTGACATCGAGATTTACAACGAAGAAGTTTCGTGCATTTCTTTTGCCCGGAACGAAAGCTTCGCGGTTTCCGTTCCTTTTGTAACGGGCGAAGGGAATTATTTCTCGCCCCAACAAGAGGTTGCTATCTGGCTGGCAATAGCCAAGATTCTCGAAAACCCAAACATAGTTAAGTGTGGACAAAATGTCGGCTTCGATACGCATTTTTTACTACGACGTTATGGCATCTCTGCGGTTAATCTTGAAGACACGATGGTCGCACAACGGATCATCATGCCGGACTATCCCATCGGCTTGGACTTCATCACGAGCGTTTGGACCGACCATCCCTACTACAAAGATGAAGGGAAGAAATACTTTGGTGGCGGCGGATGGCAACAGCTCTGGACCTACAACGCAACCGACTCGTTGATTTGTGCGGAAGCATTTCCGAAACAGCTGGAAAGACTCCGGCAACAAGACAACGTTGGAACTTACGAACGTCAACGAGACATAATCCCGCCGCTGGTCTACATGCAAGAGCGTGGAATCCGGGTGGACGTTGACGGAATGATTAAACGAAACCTTGAACTGGCCAAGGAGTTGGATGAAAAACAACTGGAGTTGAACAACGAAGCTGGCTGCGAACTCAATGCCAACTCGCCCAAACAACTCCAGCAATACTTCTATGGTTCCTTGAACCACCAAGCCTACAAGAATCGTAAAACTGGTCAGCCAACAACTGACGACATTGCGATGACGAGGTTGGCCCGGAAAGGAATCAAGGCCGCAAGCATCGTTAAGGAGATTCGTAAAATCCGCAAGACCATGGGGACTTATCTGCCCATTGGTCCGAATGGAAACTTGACGAAGATCGACAAGGATAATCGAGTCCGTTGTTCATTCAACCCTGCTGGAACGAAGTTCAGTCGAATCTCTTCCAGTGAAAACATCTTTGGAACCGGGATGAATCTTCAGAACATCCCACACAACTTGTTGAAATATTTCTTGTTCGACGAAGGCTACGTTGGTTACGCTATTGACTTGTCGCAAGCCGAGAACCGTCTCGTAGCTTACGTTGGAAACATCACGCCGATGATTGAGGCCTTTGAATCCGGCAAAGACGTACACAAGCTGACGGCTTCTTTGATTTTCCAGAAGCCAATAGACCAGATTGTTACGGAAGATGACATGAACAACGGGGCCCCGGCCTGTCCCCTTGGTGATGGTACGCATGATGAAAGGTTTTGGGGCAAGAAAGCTAACCACGGTTTAAACTATGACCTTGGTTATGTAACGTTTGCTTTGTACTATGAAATGCCTGAAACCCAAGCCAAGTGGATCATCAATCGCTATCACATGGCCTATCCCGGAGTTCGAAATTCTTTCCATGCAATGGTTCGAGGGATGCTAAAGAACGGTCGAGTCGTAACCAACCTGATGGGCCGAAAGACGCTTTTCATGGGCCGTTGGGGAGACCAGTTGTTCAAAGAAGCCTACTCTTGTATTCCTCAAGGGACGGTCGGAGACCTGATTAACGAGCGTGGTTTAAACTACATTTACTACAACCAACATAAGTTTTCTGCGGTTGAATTGTTGCTCCAAAAACACGACGAGATCGTCTTTCAGATTCCCCGAAGCTTGCCCTTGATTCAACATGCGGAGATTCTGTTGGACATTAAACGAAGCCTTGAAACCCCGTTGCAAACTCTTGACGGCCGAGAGTTCGTAATCCCTGCCGACATTTCAGTTTGCCCGAGGTCGTTTTCGAAAAAGGATAGCACGGAACTAAAGGGGCACAAGACGCCTAAAACTCCTGAACTGTTGGCCGAGAAACTAAAAGAAATCTTGGAGCCTAAATGCGATGAATCGAAAAGTTCCTGATTGGATCGAAGGTTTTCTGCGATGCACAGAGAACACCGAGCCATCACGGGCTTATCGACTCTGGACAGCCGTCGCATCTATCTCCTCCGTTCTCCAACGAAAATGTCGGCTGGATTGGGGAACGTTAACCTTTTACCCTAACATGTACATCGTTTTGGTTGGGCCTCCGGCGGCGCGCAAAGGCACTGCAATGTCCTTGGCTAAGCCTTTGCTTGACGAGTTGCAGATTAAAATGGCTGCTGAAGCAATCACTCGTGAAGCTTTAATTCGTGAACTTAAAAACTCAACGGATACGTTGGTAACTGAAACGGGCAAGATGTTCTTCCACTCCTCTCTGACTATTTGGTCGCAAGAACTAACCGTTTTTCTTGGCTACCAAAACCACCAGTTGATGAGCGACTTGACTGATTGGTACGATTGTCGAAGCCAGTGGATTTATCGGACTAAAAACTCTGGCACCGATGAGATCATTGGGGTTTTCGTTATGTTGTTCGGAGCTACCACCCCCGACTTGCTTCGTTCCACGATGTCGTTGGATGCAATCGGTGGTGGCTTAACAAGCCGGATGATCTTCATTTATGAAGAAAACAAAGGCAAGGTCTGTCCTTATCCAGCATTTTCAATGGAAGAAAAGGCTTTGTTCGAAGATTTGAAACATGACTTAGCCCGCATCCATTTGTTGAATGGACAGTTTAGAACTACCCAAGAGTTTCTAAAACGATGGATTGAATGGTACACTTGGCAAGAACGACACCCACCGTTTAAGGATCCACGTTTTGCGGGCTACATCGAGCGCCGGGCTAACCACATAATGAAACTTTCTATGATCTGCAACGCCTCTCGTTGCGATGATATGATCGTAACAGACACAGACCTAAACCGTGCGATAGATATCCTTGAGGGAGCAGAGATTAAAATGACTCAGGCTCTTAGCGGAATAGGCAACCTGCCAAACGTCAACGTTATGACCAAGATAATGCAAGACGTTGGCTTGACAGGCAAAATTTTGTTCTCGGATTTACTCGAACGACACAAACACGATATAGACAAGTGGGGTTTGGAGAAGATTCTGGATTCCCTTGCGGCAATGAAGTTTTTACGAAGGATTATTTTACCTGACGATGTTGAGATCGTTAAGGTTAAACGAACAGAATTAACGGAGGGTGGAAATGGATAAAAGAATCTCGGCATTACGAAACATAACAGGCATTCAGTGCGCCGAAGGTAATTGGAATTACGATCCTTATATGCACGGTATGGCTAACGGTCTTATACTCGCGCTGGCGATTATGGAGGAAAAGAATCCGGAATATCTAAGTGCTCCTAGGGAATGGCTAAGTGGTATTCCGACCAGAACAAAGGACCGAAATAAACTCACGCATCTGGAGAACAAGATAAGGGAGATATTTAGAATGAGATTTGTAATCGGAAAATTTAACGGAACGGTAATGGCTATAAATGAACAGAAAATCGTCGCAGTCGTCGAAGAAGGTCCTGGGATTACCCGAGTCCACACGACGACTGGGGAGGACTTTTGTTTCGAGAAATCTTTTGAGGGTTTCATGGAAGCCTTGATTGGCCAAGAACCTGAATGACCCTACCGCAATAAAATTGCAATAGGAGGAACAACTCACGATGGATCAGATACACAAAGTTGCAGCGTTACTTCACTTGCTTTCTTGCAAAGAAAAACACAATGAGCTGGGATGCCAATGGTATATTGAAGGGCAACAAGCGGAAGCTTTGGAACTTCCTACGCACCAAATGTGGGAGGGAAAAGTAAAGGACTTGCTGGCCGTTGGTGGCGTAAGCCTTGACCAACTCCAACAAGCCCTTCACAGGTTGTTTACGTTAACTGGAGACGTTAAAAACTTCGAGAAAGAATTCCCGTGTTTCCATTCGTTTCTCCAAGAAACCATAGAGTCTGTTCTTAATATTTGACAGTTTTTCTTCCAGGCGTTCTGCCAAGAATCTTCTGTTTCGCGGGGGGCTGACCCATTAGGATTTCCCAGAAGCCAGCTCCCCGATTCACTCCCCTCCAACTCTTGTTAGCCTGAGCAAACCCAGGAGCTGGTGCAAACCTTCCACCGATTTCGAACCACGAACGAGCCATTGGATCACTTCTAAAGAATTGTCCTATCAAATCTGCGATTGGTCCCAACGGGTGTGAGCCATACCTTGCAGCACCCCCAACGCCGGGTAGAGGTTCTATAAATTCCTTTCCAACCACTTTAATCTTATCCTTAATCGGTACGTCCATGTCTCGCAAACGATACATTGTTCGGAAAGGCGTAGGAAATGGAGAGTTCATTTCCATTCCGTCTTCGAACAACGAAGTAAACGCTGCTGTCCCAACTGCCCATGCGACCATTCGTTTAACCTTTTCCTTCTTCGACAACGTCCGATCGATTCCGAAAACTTCCTTATACATAAAAGCCCAGTCGTTAATCGTGAAGGTTTGGAACATCGTCATGGCCTTTCCAAAAGTGCTACGTTGGATCGGAGCAATGTCTCCGGGCAAGGCCGAGGCTTGAGTTTGCGTAATCATTTCGTCTGCATACTTTCGAGCTTCCTTTTCCTTTAACTTCAACTCTTTCAAGGCATACCTTTTCAAAGCCCGGTAACTCGCAACTGCCGTATGCACGTCCATGAATTGAAGCATTGCCATGCTCGCCCTTTTAAGCCCTTCGTATCCACCCTTCTCCGTGTACTTGTACCAATCTTCGAGAATCGTTTCACCCCTACGATATTCAACTAACCCAGATTCTTTCAGGGTTTCCCGGAAATTCTTTGGTCTCAAGCTTTCTAACGCTCCAAGAGCTGTATACGGAAGGCCTGCTACAACCATCGTGTTTCGTAAAGCTGAAACCTGAATCGCAGCCGAACGAAACATAAATCCAAGCGTGGTAACTACGACGTTCCCACAGATTTTTCGGACTAACCTCTCACAAAACCTGTTGCCCCGAGTGTCCGAGAGGTGAAAGATAGCATTGATGTCTCTGCCGGCCAAGTGGTTACTCCACCGATTTAAAAACTCTGACAAAACTGGGTTTTTGTGTCTCAGCATGTAAATCTTAGGCTTAGTTTTGGCCTCGCCTTTTTTCGTCGTGTAATGTACTATCCCGTCCTTCAAACCCTTGTTCATCTGGGCGATCTTTGAGATAAGCGGAGACAACGTTGTGAAGCGGATCTTCTGTTCCATGTAACGATTAAAAACATCATAAGCATTTTCGGAAATCTGACTCAACGCTTTCTTCTTGCTTCGAGTTTTCGAGAAGTCAAACTTCGTTTCTTTAAATTGCTGAACTCGTCGGGTCACCAAGCCCCAAGTGTCTAACACGCTGTTAGGCGCGTGACCAACTTTGCTTGCCCAACCATCGGCAAAACACAACGTCATGTAATCCGGAGTGTACCTCATCCGACGTTTGCCTATGTGTGCTCGGACGTCGTTGATCTCTGGATATGCCAGCTCAAACTCATCTCGCATCCACTGGTAAACTGCTTGTTCCTTCGGAGTAAGTACCGGAATGTCTGCTTCGGTAATCCCACCAGCTTCCATTCGCTCCCTCAAATCCTTTTGTTCCCACAAAGCCCGAAGGTAGATTCTGTCCCCTGAGCCTTTCCCTGCGTCCTTTTGTTTTGCCGCAAGTGTCCGACGAAGTGTTCGGATGTCTTTGTCTACTTTGATCTGCAACCTTTGGCTGTCTCGGTGCAAGGCTCGAACAAGCGGAGACTTAAAGTCATTAACAGCATGGACAGTAGGAAGCCATTCACGAGTAAGACCTCCGGTCAAACCCTTGTCAATAACCTTCGCCGCCTTGAGTTCCGCAAGCTCGCCTTGGGAGATTTCCGGAATCCAAAGTTGTTCTTTGGTTTGCTTGTGTTGCCAAGCTGTTGGCCCACCGTTAGCCACCCCACCGCTTTTAAAAGCATTCGTGTCATGGTAAGACATGTTCCGATCGACGTAGTGCATCACGTCTTTGGCCAAGCCTTGGATAAGCCGAGCTTGGGCATCGCTAAAGCCGAGGCCTTTGGCCAAGTCCTCAACCGAAATCCCTTTGTCCATTGCATCCTTAGTCAACCGTCGCAAGGCATCAATTCGTTGGCCGGGCAGCCTTTGGAACTCAGCGGCTGTAAGCGTCGGCTTGTGGCTTTTCTTAAATGCCCACTTCCACATATCCGTGAAGAATGTAGTTTGGCCACTTTCAGAAGCCAAGATCTCCTTGGCTGAAACAGGCTTTCCAAAACCAAGCGTTCGGCTATCTTCGGAAAGCTTTAACGGAACAAGGTTTTCCGTCGGAGCGTTCTTGGCTGAGACGATTGAACTGGGTTCGATTTGGCCCTTGCCTGCACCGCTTAAGTATTTAATCCCAACCTTCCCTGGCTTACCTGGAACCTCAACTAAGTCCAGCTTCGGGCCACCTTCGATCTGTGCCCAAGCCAGCTTGTCCATATCAGCTTTGTCGATGTACCAGGTTTTGGGTTCGGGCTGAGGCAAGGCCTTAGGTTTGGACTTTTTAGCTTCTACAGGTTTTGGCTCAGCCTCAACCTTCAGCTCGACAATCTTCCGCCTCCCTTGGCCCTTAGGCTTGCTCGTTTCAACGGTTCCTAAGTCCGCCAAGTCTTCCTTCTTAAGCTCATCCAAAACTCCTTTAATATCAACCAACGATTCCCGTTTCGTCCGAACCAAAGCCGTTGGCTTTCGGAGTTCGATGACGAAACCCTTCCCATCAGCCGAACTTTCGACTACTCCTTTTAACCCGTGTTCATTCATGTGGTTCAAAGCATCAACCATGTCTTCGAAAGGTTGACCGTTTTTGTCCAACACGATGTCGAGTTTAGGGTTCTTCGGACTCTTAGCCATCATCAGCTTCCCAGTTTTTTGCGGAAGCAGTTGAGCTTGTTGTTTTTCCTTAACCAACGTAAGCATCTTGTCAGCAGCTGTAACTACCTCAGCCATTAAAGGATCTGTCTTGCCTTTCGATCCCTCAACCATCGAAGCGACTTCGTCCATCAAAGCATCTATGGGAATCGACGAATCTCCTTTGTGCCATTTGACAACTTCCGGAGCAATAGCTTTCAAACGCTCCATAGCCACATCCGGCTCAACAACCGTAGTTTTCTCGGAACCTTCCAGTGCATCCATAATTGCTTGACGTTCAACGTCCGTCATGCTTAGTCGTTCAGCAGCGTAAAACTTGTCTCCGACTTTAACAACCTCCAAAGAAACCCCAGTTTCGGCCAGTTCTTTCCGACGCTTAGCCAATTGAGGACTCTTCTCAGCAGCCCGTTGAGCGGCTTCAAAGCTTTCGTATTCTTTGCTAACGATGTCATATTCTTCTACTCCATCTACCTCTAAAACTTGTTTCTTCTTTGCCTTCTTGGGTGCTTCCGAATCCTCAAGATCTTTCAATGCTTCCTTCGGAAACTCTGGAACCTTAGTTTCCACTGAGGCTTTCGGAGCTTCCTCACCCTTATGCAATTTTATTGCGGTAGGGGCAGGTTCAACTGGCTCGACTTTGGGGGATTCGACACTTTTGACTTTAGCTTTTCTTTCTCCCTTAACCACAATCTGCACATCGGGAAACTTCTTACGCAGTTGAGAAATTTGCTCAAGTATTTTAGGGGTAGCATCAGAAGAATACTGCTCCAGATCAACAAATACTTTTGCGGCGCGGGCCGTGTTCGCACTCTTGTAGTAATTATTATGCTCGATCTTTGTGCCTTTTCTTGCGCTGGGAACGACGACCGTTACTGGATTCTCAGCAGCCCAAATCTTGTTTGGTGTCAGATCTAATGCAGAGCCAGCCTTCAAACCATTCTCTAGTATCCCCTCCAAATTGTTTATATCTGTACCATGGACGGGAGCTTTAACATCTTCTATTCTTCCCTTATCCCACTTTTCCTTTGATTGTAGATCCTTTTCTACTTGTGCTTTAAGTTCGGCCTCTCGTCGTACTACTTCTTCGGCTTCGTAAATGTCCTGCCATATTTTTTCGAGCCGTTTAAATTCAGGATCTTCGTGCATCTTTTCTTCAAGCTCTTTAATTTCAGCTTTCTTCTTTTCTCTGAGGGGCCCCCTCGATTCAAAATCCTTCCAGGATTCTTCTGGAAGAATTGTTTGAAGATCAGTTAATTCTTTTTCTAACGAACGGAGCTGCTTATAAAGAGGATGTTCCGCAAGAGCTGTGAAAGCCTTAAATGATTCTCGTTCAGCTGGAATCTTCTTAGGTTCAACAGGTTTTGGTTCGGGCTTTGACCTCTCCTCAAATTGCTTTTCCATAACCTTGCCGGTCTCATCTTCTCCAAGAACTCTCTTGACTTCCTCGCTGGTAATGAACTTTCCATTCTTCGTAACAAAGCCTTCGGTTATGCCTTCCGTTGGTTTACCAGTCTCGACTAAATAGTTGAATGCATCCGCGTGGATTTCCCCTGGTACTACTTCGCCATCCCGTGTTCGTAAAGCTGCTGCTACGATCAAATCGTCAGGTTCCAGGGTTTCTTTTTTGGCGGCTTGCTGTAGATTTGGATAGTCCTTTAAAACTTCTGGCGGTACTGGTTTGCCTTCGGCAAGAGCGCGACGTATAATGGCCTTATGCGCTCCACCCCTTACCTCTTCAGCCGACAACTCGGCTATTGGTTGAGACTCGGCTTGAATCTCGTATTCGTTGTTTGTCTTGAATTTTGCACTATCCTTGCCGTATATCCTAACGACACCCTCGTTTGTTTTTCCGACGTTGGGCGCACCAATCGCTTGTGGCTGTTCTGCAAAATGCGCCGCCATATTAGATAGGTCTGTGGCGTAAGATGTTTTTAGTGATGGATGAACAACGCCGGAATACAGAATATTTTCGTCAAACTCATCCCGCGTCATTTCCCACGGTTCTTTCGCCTTCCTTGCCCGCTCAATCTCTCGTTGAAACTCCTCGTTAGCTGTCCGCCTAGCCTCAGCCCCAGACCGAGCTTCGTGTAACGCCTTCGTTGTCTCACTTTCTTTCCTCGCCTGCTGGTGACTTTCAGCCAGAGTTTTCGGAGTCGGCCTAGCGTCAACGCTAACGGATTTAGCTTCTGCGGCCGCAATGATGTGTTTGTTTGTAACCTTATTGGAAGTATCTTTGCTATACCAACTCCCATCAATCTTGACGTATTCGTTGCCACGGTTAGAAACAAACGTGTGCGTAGGTTCGCCCGTAGGTTTGGCCCCAACTTGTGAAGGTTCAGGTTTGTAGATCTCATCCAGTTTAGCCAAGGGATCAATGTTCAAGGCGGTCAACGTTCCATCTTTGATTTGCTGGATTTCTTTGTCCATCTCCTTGACCATTGTTCCAAGCTCTGACTTGTCTGCCTCGGTCAGCGTGCCTTTCTCTGCTTTCTCTTTAAACAACTTGATCTTCGGATCATACACCTGACCACGAACAGACATCCCATGTTGCGCAACCAAACCAGCAGCATCCCCAAGGAACTTTAGAAGTCCTCGAATATCATCCCCTACCAAAGGAATGCCTTTAACCACATCCGATTCGGCTAACGCATGAAGGGGTCCTTGGATTGCCTCGAATGGTGCCATCGCCAAGCGTCCAACAAGTTTAGTCTCCGGCCGCCCAGAGTCCCAAGCAGGAAGTTTCTCAGCCTCCCGTTGGAAGCCTCGCGCCGCTGCATCGTAAAGGCTCCCAAGGGAGGCATCAGAATCTGAAGCACCGACCCTTGAAATATCATCAACAAAAGCTTTGGAGATTTCTTGGCCTGCGCCGACAAGTCCAGTTAAAAACCCAGGCATAGCTGAACCGAATTCCATCGCGCCTTCAATAATTCCGTAGGGCCGCATTGCCAGCTTGCCAAGGTCCTTAACTGTCCCACCCATTTCATTCAAGTCTTGCTGTGTCAACACCGCGTTGACCGGGCTATCCTCCGGAATCAGATTCCCCAAATCTGGCATCCAAGAAGTTTTGGGTTGGGCTGTGACAGACTCAAGGGTTCCTGCTTGGGCATCGTTCTTGTAGTCTTCCGTCCAATTAAGCTTCTTCTGCCCTGTCGGCTGTGCCACTCCAGTATCTTGGACTCCCATATCTTTTTTGTAGTCATCAACCCAGCTCATAGGTTTCCTTTACTTCTTGACGTATTTGTTAAAGATGTAATCAGCAGCTTCTTCAACCGTAATCCCAAGGTTCTTGGCATCTCGACGAATACTTCCAAGAGTCACGCCCGGCGGAAGTTCCCATTCTTGGACATTATCCGAACCCCACACATCCTCGAAACGGTACATCTTTCGGGTGTCGTCCGGAGCCCAATCCAGATGCATCTTGTTGTGGACATTAAAGGTCTTTTGATCGCTCGAGCTTTTGATAGCTTCTTGTGCCGCAACTGCTGCAGCTTTCTGTCGGGCAGTTATTTGAGCCTCGGGAACGCCATCGTCTCCATCCTCGCCAGTTCCAGTTCCGCCAGCCCCACCACGGCCTTTCCGCAAGTACTTGCCGGCGACCAGGGCCTTCTGAGCATCTGTAGCTGTGCCCTTTGCAAAGGCCTCCAACGCTCGCTGCATCACTTCCATTTCTTTCATTCGTGCCTGGGCCTCGCCAGCAGCTGAGTAGTTGTTGGAAGCCAAAGCAGACTTATACTCCTGATCATAATAAAGCATAGCCTTTTGGTTGTCCAACTTGCCTTTTTCAATCGCAACTTTGTCTGCCCCCTGCAAAAGTTCCGTATCCTTCTGTCCAAGCTCTCGATCTTTCTGGGCGAGCTTCCGCATGTTTTCAATGTGTGCTTGTTGCGCAGCAACCTGTGCGTCTTCCCGAGTTTGCTTGTTTTCCAAACTGTTCCCAAGCAACTGGGAAATTCGCATCCGTTGGTAATCCCCTTGCTGTCCCATCTCTCCGAGCTTCATAATCGTTTCCGGAGGTAACCCTGCTAAGCTGACCCCGGTGGGGCCACCGCCGCTCAACAGGGACATTAAAAAGGGTCGCTGATCATGCTCCCGAAGTTCTTGTAACTGGGCGTTTGCGGAGTCGTTGTTTGATTCATCGAGCCCTGAGCCAACTCCGAAGGACTTGCCTTCAAAGCCTCAGGCATCGTCACGCCGAGCGTAAGTTGTTGCTTGCCATTTTTGCCTGGAGACAAAGACAGTTTAGTCACGCCTTCGAGTTCCGCAGGAGTCAGCGGAGTCTGACCCATAACCATCTGTTTGACCAAGTCCATCCAATCCGTTTGTTGCTTTCGCTGGGCTTGCAATTCCTTGTCGGCTAACATGCTGGTTCCGAACTGCGTAGCAATTCCAGCCATTGGATTGTCCGGAGCAATTCCCTTGCCCATTGCATCGAGAACCATCCCAGTCATTTCAGGCCGCTCACTGGCAGCCGCCCCAAGTTTATCTATCCCACCACTGATCATCCCACCAAGACCATCAAAAAATCCCATTTAGTTTCTCCTTAAAGTTTACTCCTATCGCAATTTTATTGCGGTAGGGTTAGAAAAGTCCGGAAGCCAGTCCGAGAACACCGCCGGCCAGAGCACCAAGGGGGTTTCCCCCAGTCACGGCAAACCCCATGCCCGCACCACTTAACGCTCCGCCAATAGCTTTTTGCGTCGTCGAGCTGCCGCTTCCGCTGGCCGTTGAAACTGCGCCTTGCAAAGCACCGAGATTAGCTTTGTGAAAGTCCAGGACCGTGAAGGGCCACAGAGCATTCTTTGCTTTAAGTTCATAGTTGTGACTATCCACGTCCATTTTTGCCGAAACAAAAAGCTTTAAAAGCTCCGGGTAAAACTTCGTAACCGATTCATTCCAAGCTAAGTGAGTCTTCCACCTATCCGCTGCAACACTTACCATTTTGTAACGAAGTTCGGAATCTGTTTTGGCCAGTTGCTTAACCTTAGCCGATTCGATCAACGCCTTGCCAATAACAAAACTACTGGTGTGAACCGCATTGACATTCCTCATCCCAAGCTGGAACCTTGGCAACGAAGTTTCTTCGATCTCATCATCCAGCAAAGCCGACTCGGCCGAGACCATATCGTTGACTTCCGGGCCCTCAACCGTTGCGTTGTAAACCTGCCGCCACAAAGCTTCAACGTCCAGCCCTGCCATAAACTTGCCATACAAGTCATACAAAGCCGGAAAGCTGGTCAACGTGTAACCAACCCCAAAGAACCCATCGTCCACATCAAGTTCTGTAAAGCCTGCGTACGGTGATTTATTGATCAACAGAGAGACATAAGCTTTCGTATGAGCCAAAAACAATCTGTGTTCGGTTTCAATGTAAGGTGCATACCGAACAGTCGAACTTCCCTTACTACTCCCACCTGAGCTTCCCATAGTTTAATCTCCCAACTCCAAGCTCATTGTTTGAAAGGCTTCTTGGAAGCCCACCCTCTCGGCTAATTCCTTGGCCCGAAGGTTCTTCGTTTCAAAGGTTATAACTTTGCACTCCATTTGTTTTGCGAAACCTCGCAAGAACTCCAAATCTTCCTGCCAAGCCTCCGGGTTTGCCACGAAAGAATAAAGAAACTTAATCAAAAGCTGCTTAGTGCCAAGCAAGGGGTTGACTAAAACCTTCGTGACTAAAAGCTTTTGAATCACCCGATTTGGTGTCAGCCCTACAAAACATTGCGAGTGATCGTTTAGCAACTCAAGCAACGTTTGATTGTAAAAGCTTCTCTTGTCCCCTTCAACCTCATTCGTCTTATCTGCCACGAACTTGATGACGTCCCAAACTAAGGGGATTTGTGTAGCTCGAACTTTAATCAGCATAATTCCTCCTCGAATCCAAACCCCCTGAAAAATCATGAATCAAGCCTTCGACACGGAAGTAGTCCAGAACAAACTTCTCGTAACTCGCCAGCCGCAAAAGGAAGCGGAATTCGACTCCGGAACAAGTCACGAAAACCTTACCCTCCGGAGTCACCGGATACCAGCCAATGTTTGTAAAGTTTTCTTTGTGATCATTCCTAAAATCAATCGAAGCAAACAAGTTTTTCGTAACATGCGTTCCGACTTCAAGGCCACGAACCGTCTTGCGCTTCCGTGTTTCGAAGTCGTAAATCCCAGTTTGGAGCTCGAACGTCGGCGTGAGAAAACCTGTTGGCGAAACAATGTAACTTGTCCCGCTTTGGTTGCCAAAGCCCGTGACGTGCGGAAAGCCGGCCCCGAGAGCTCCAGAGGTTAAAGAATAAATAAACCCCTGCGAAGCATCACTAATGTAAAGCAAGCCATTTATGGCATCCAGTTGTAAAACCGGATTAGTCAAGCCTCCGAGAAAACTTTCGTACCCAAGCTGCTCAAGTCCGGTCGTTAGCTTGCAAAGACAACCAGTGTAGTCCAAGAAAAAATGTGCTTCATCTGTTCCGGCCCAAGCCCCTTGACTCTTCAAGCCTTTGCGATAAATCGTCTGAAGCCCAAACGTAGTCTCATACGGGAAAAGCAACGAAACTCCGTTGACTCCATAGACCACGACCTTGTCTAAGAGCTTCTGGACCTGATAAATTGAGCCAGTCCAGTCCATCTGACGCTCACCGGCAAGGTTGCTTCGGTCAATCTCGAAGTCCAAATCCCCGATCTTTGACCACTTAATCCAATTCGCCTTAACTGGTGCAGCGATTGGATCACCGGAAATCTTCATCGTCAAAGCCAGTGGACTGGCTGAAATGACTGTTCCGACAATTGGTGTACCTGAGATCGTTGGCGTGATAGCTAAAGCCTCGGCCCAAATATTTTTGTTCAATACCGTCCCAGAGATTGTCATCTCCGGACATTGCAATACTCCTTGGCCCGCTTCGCCAAAACGATCATACTCGAAACAGTCAAAGGTTATATCAAGGCTCGGGTCTCTGTTCGAGATATACATCCAATGAGTAAAAGACGCAGAGATTGCCGGAGTCAAAACCAACGGATCAGCATCGACAACCCCTCCGGCAATCCCAGTTCCGGAAATCTCTGGCGTCAAAACCAAAGGATCTGCATTAATTGTAGTTGTCATAGTTTAAACCCCTCTCGGGCCTAAAGCGTGAATGCCGGATTCGCAACAGTAAATACTCCACCACTGGGTTCGGTCTGATCTTCGCCAAAATCAATGTAGCCAAGAATCGGATCGGCCTGAGGAGTCGTTGGGGTGTTGTCGAAAATGATTGCGCCTGCCGTAGGTCCGATCGAACCACCGGTAGCAGTCCAACTTGAGTTGTCCCACGTAATTTCAGTCTTATCCGTATCGTCGTTTTCAGTTACGGCCACGCCTGCGAGAGATTGGCCGCCCGCGGTATAACCGTACCCAGTTCCAAGCTCACTTGCAGACACGTCTGCATAACCGTGGTGAGTGTCTTTGTTGAAGGTGAACCCGGACTTCATTAAGATGATAGTGAATATATCATTTGCAAAGTCAATTTGTTTCGTGGCCAAAGCGTACTTAATTTTGTTTGCAACAATTGAAGACATTTTTTACTCCCGTTAGTCAATAAAGGTTTTTTGAGTTCTTGTGAGGTACAACGAATCCCACATGTAAAGGTGGCCATCGTAGGTTCCACCGTAAAGTTGATCGTTCCATTCGACCAAGCAAGTTATGTTTCTTCCTGCAAGTTCTGGGGCCACCCGCTTCCAAGTCAATGTAGAATCTTGGAACTCATACAAGGCCCCGTTTCGAAGTTGCTGTCCCGAACTGTAAAGTTTTCCACCGAACACAATCATCGCACGACGATAAGCCGGACCAGGATTTCTCGTAATTGTCCCGTTAATAACGATTTCCCAAGCATCCATTCCGGGCTTCCAACGAACCAAGTAATCATCGTAGCCATAGTAGTTCGTGTTAAAGCCCGTAGTAATTCCATAGATATAACCGTTATAAACCGTCAACGAACTAACGACCGAATATTTATTCGGATCAGTTCCAATAGGAAGTTGGTCACAGCAATATTCCCATTCAATCGTAGTAGCCGGAATGGCAAACTTGAGCAGAATGTCGTTTAGTGAAACCCTCATCAGGGTTCCGCAAAGGCTTGAGGTAGGAACAGAGTAATTCCATTCCGTAGAACATGCGTAAACGTAATCGTCAAATTCAACTAAGGAATACAAAGCCCCTTTGTTTTGATTTATCAAAACGTCAAAGGGTTTAATCCCATCTGTTCCCCGCAAGCTACTCCCAAACCCGCCAACAACATAACGATCCATGATCGCGAGAATTGAATCGAACGTTCCATTGTGCGCACCATAACTCGTGTAACCAGTTTCCGAACTCCAACGATACGAGTCCGGTGCGTACCACCAACCACCGTCTTGAACCATGTAAACGCCGTCAGCAACCCCACCATCTAAAACTGCAAGGTAAGTCCGACCGCCGGAGTTTTCATCGTGGCGATCTGCCACTAAGCGAAATTCCCCTGGCGTAGGATACCATTTGTAAAACGTCATTCCAGTGTCGTTTTGGGAACCCGAACCCCCACTTGCGTAAAGCTCGCCCCCGTAGACCGCCAAATCTCCGACAGTTTGATAAACCCCAACACCCATATCGATCCAACGACTTCCAGGAACGATTCCCTGAGCTGAGCCTAAACTAACCACGTGAGCATTCCACCAATATCCACAAGGTTCATGGTGTGCCGTAATTGGAACACCTGTTTTTCCATCCAGATCGATTTCAGAATTATCTCGAGACGAGATAACATTCCCCTCATTATATGTTATCTTGTCTGGCGAGGGCGTAAAACTCCAGTCTCCCTTGGCTGCTGCCCAGTTTCGTTTGGTTAATTCGAATGGCGTTCCCTTGTCTTTCCAGCTCATCTAAACCTCCACCGAGCCAGCAAAAACTTGACCGTTGAAGTTGCACAACGCCATGGCTTTAGGCAGCGTAGTTACCTCTGCCCAAGTCCCGCCAGTGCTTCGCGTAATTACGACCTTGCCATTGGACAAGTAGAGGTAATCCTCAAAGTCTACACAGGCCCAAAAGCTTCCCTCAAGCGAAGCCGTTTTCCTCAACGTCCAGCTTGTTCCAACGAGCTCGTAAATCGTTGTCGGTCCGCAAAGCAGAATACGATTTGGCCGAACCAGGAGCTGGGGCCAAGGAAACGTGAAACTCAAAGCTCCGATGCTTGTCCGGCTTAGCAAATCCAAAGATTGCAATTCGCCATCGTGGACAAAACCACCCTCCAAGTTTTCCAAGAACTTTTCGTTCCGCCCGACCGAGCCCTTGGGCTTCAACCCCTTAGCCAAATCCTCACGTTCAAGCATCAGCGCAAAGTAACCGTTGTTGAAGATCCTCATTACAGTTCTCCGTTAGTTTGCAAGCTTGGAAACCCAACTGGCTTGTCCAACGACAAACCAGATTTAACTCGGATAGTTTCTTGGATTCGCGGAACGGCCAAGTCCAAAATTTCTTGGTAAGTTTTCAACGGATTCAAACCCTCAACTTGTTCGACGACCGAAACCACGACATCCCGATGCTCACGAAGTTCCGGGTGTTTTTGGTAGAACTCTTTGTTTAGTTTCAGATTCAACGCATGGTCAGCCATCAGGTTCCCAACGACTTCCGGAAGCCTCAAAAGCAACCGTTCAATGGTCTCTTCGATTAATTGTTCCCGTTCACTCGGCGTCATTCCAAAACCCTTTCGTCACTTGACTCTTGATCAACCAAGGTTTTCTCCAGCAACACCCCATCGTCCTCGATGAATTGCTGCCAGTAACCAGCGGATTTGGCCCCGCGATAAAGCACGTCGTGTTGGTAAAGGGCGGCTTTCAGGACAAGCTCGGGGGAAGTGTTAGTCCAAAAGTTTTCGTCGTCGTTACTTGCCAATGCAACGTGGGAGAATTTTCCAACGACTTCAATGTTGTAAGCCTTGTCCGTTTTTGGCACAAACAACACGCCGTTGTAGGTGCCATCGTCATCGGCTTTAATGTAGTTGAAAAACGTCCCCAAGCTTTGGTAATCGGTTCCACCATCCGGAGCAGGCCGAACCCAGATAGGAGCATAGTAAAGTGGAGCTCCGCCATCCTCAGCCGAAACTAAATCCGGGTAGTTGTCTCGCAAAGTCGCATAAGGATATCGTTTCAACTGCCAACGTTCCTCATCATCCCCGCACCAAACTTCGTGAATTGCCAAGCAATTCTGCATAGCCAAATACCATGCTCCGGCCGCGACTTCTTTGAAGTAACTCGCCTTGCTTTTCAACGTGTTGAACCGTTTTTCAAGATACGAGATTGCAGCGTTGATGAAAAAATCTGCTCCGTTGTCGACGTCATGTGGCTTGGTCACCGTTGTGGCCAAATCATGCCTACCACTTATTTGGACGAATTGTTGGCGAAGCGTAAGAAGATCCATGTTCCACCTTATGCAATTTAATTGCGGTAGGGGCCAAATGTGCTGACCCCTACCGCAAGCAGGTTTACGTTAAAGCTTAAGCAGGCGTTCCGTTGGTTTCACCGAAACCGTTGAAGTAACCGCACTTAATCGGGTGGTGGAATTCCAACCCGGCTTCCGTCAGGAACTCTTCATCCGTTCCATCGATCCGGCCACGCCCCGTGTTTTGCTTCTCGGGATCAGGATAGAAGGTCGTATCGTCAATGTACATGTACTTCAGGTCTGCCGGCTCGAAAACCACCATGGAGTTCCGGTTGGTGGCCTCGTAGCTAAACAGCGGATGGGTCATCAGGTTGATCATTCCGAACGGAGTATGCCATTCGGTTACCCGAATACCATAAGACTTAGTCTTCGGCTGGAACTCAAAGTTCCCGTACTCCTTGATGAGCTTGTTGATGGCCAGCAGGACGCCGCTTCCACAGAAGGCCAGTTTCTCTCCGGCACCGTAGCGGAAGATTTGTTCCAGCTCATAATCCAGCCACTCCTCACCACCGTCGAGCCACGTCGCATTCTCCACCACATCCTGGGTCGCATAATCACTCACGATCCCACCGTTGGTGATGATGTTGTAGATGAGTCCGCCGGTAGTTCGTTCGGGCTTGCCATTCGCTCCCGTACTTTCCGTCGGAATGCTCCAGATAAATGCCTTCTCCATCTCGATGGAGTGCATTTCCAGCGCTTCTCGTTTCGCTTCTTTGTAAGCATCCCCAGTGCGGAGCCGAGTTTTCCGGGCCGTCCGAGTAATGCTCAGGGGAGTGCGGAAAATCTGAGTGTAGTTCGTGTACTTGGTCGGATCATACGCAACCGCATTCGGCATTGCCCCGCCTTCAGGGTTGATGTTGCCGACGACCAGCACATAGTCACAGTCGCTCAGATCGTGGCTTGCGACGGAGTTGTCATCGGCTTCCAGGAGTTTCACAGAAATGTAACTCGAAGCCCCGTTGGTTACGCAAGACAAAACCTTGGCATTCACGTCGACCGAATAATCCGACTTGTCCCGCAGAACCACTTGGTGGCCCGGGCGGAATTGTGGAATCGAGGCAGCAGCCATTTTGATGTACAAGACGGTGCCAGCAACACCGCCATTCGAGTAAGAACTTGCCAGGGCAGAGTCGGTGCAAACACCCGTCACATCAGCCGCTTGGGTCGGCAGCCCCTTCGTCCACCAGTAAAACTGGGGATCGGAAGTTTTTTCGGATTTCATTTTCGAAAGAATCGCCGTGAGCGGGGCATCGCCGTTGGGGTAGAGGCGAAGAATCCCTTCCCTCCAGTTCTTCGGGCGCATGTCGCTGTCAGTCCAATCACCATTACCACGCATACCTAAAAAAGCCATTTTCAAAATCCTTTCACTTGGCAAAGCCAAAAAGTTAAGCAGCTTGAATCGGAATTCCAGCAGCCGCTCCAGTTGCATCAGGGGTATAGCCGAGGATAAAAACCCCGGTCATTGTGGACATTGCCGTTGCAGCGTTCATTGAAGCACAATCCCAAAGCAGAACTTGGCCGTTGGTCAAGCTTGCGCCGAAGGCTACGTTTTGGGCCGGCACAGCAGCCGAGTTCTTCGCATTCGCAAACAGACAGCTTTTAAACACGCAAAGGCGCAGCACGTCCAGAGCTCCACTACCGTAGACGAAACGGTTGGTGGCGTTCGAACTTTGCCGCCAAATAACACAGTTTTGGAACCAGTTGTCAATGCAGGTCTTGCCTTCGCCAGCAATTGCGGCAGTCATCAGAATGTTCGCCCGAATGATCTCGCCGGAAATGGCAGCCGAGCTTGAACCGAAGGTGCAATCGTAGAACATCGTCGAGTCACCATTCGCAACAAAGTCAGCCGCACCAGTTACGTCAAGATCGGATTCCTTGAAGAACTCGCAGTTGTTGAAACGGGTGTACTCACCGCCTTCAACGAAGGCGTAAATGCCTTCCGCCACGGTGTTGTTGTTCACAAACTTGATGTTCGAGAACGTGTTCCGAACACCGGTGTTTTTGACCGTCGCAATGTTCGTGGCGCCAGCAGCCAACGCACAAGAGATCTTGGCTCCGGCCCCGAAGTGTCCTGCCGGCCCATTGATTCCGACGAAATGCGTGCGGTTAACATCAATCGTAACCATTGCCGCTTCAACGACCGTTGAATCTCCATCGATGAAAACGACATCGTTGTTGTTAGTCGTAACACAAGCTACGGCATGTGAAAGCGTTTTAAACGCCTTGTTCCGAGTCCGCCCGTTGTTTGAATCGCTACCGTTACGGTAGTCGACGAAGAACGCATTGCCAAAAACGGTGCCGACAAGGGGAAGACCTCCGGCAGCCGACAAGGCAACGCTTACGCCCAGGCCACCATCAGCTTTAACAGAAAGCCCGGCTTTTCTAAAGATACCTTTCCAACTCATTTGTTTCTCCTATCGCAATTTTATTGCATAAGGTTGGATTAATTAGGTAAGTACACTTCCGACAACCACCCACGTTTCGCCAGTGCAAACAACGGCCAAGGTGTCGCCAGCCGCATCTAGAGTACCGTAAGTCGTGATCGCTGACCCAGTTTCTTTGTCATTTACTGAGACGGTTTTCGTGGCGCCAGCCGGAGCATAAATGGTGTAAACCATTCCCGGGATGGCCTCAGATTTTGCAGGCAACGTCACCACGACCTCAGCCGCGGCAGACTCCGCAATCACCATAAAATCCCCCGGCCGCATCTGGTAATCCGCGGAAACATGAAGCGGGCCCTGGTTTAAAGTTTCTGCATTTACTCTCGAACCTGCTCTATCACTCATTTTTCAAACCTCCCAAAACAACGTTAAAATTAAAGATCCATCAAATCATCGAGTTCTTTTTGCATGGACGTGCGAGTGTCGCCAGTTTTCTTGCGGGACGACCCTTTGCCGCCCAACGCTGGATTACGCCCATCAGTCTTGACAACGGGTTTTTTAATCCCGAGCAACGTGCGTGTGCGCGTTTCGGCTTCCGTCAAAACCTGACTCAAATTCCACTCAGGATGCTCCGCCACGACTTCGTTGGTCAGAGCTCCAACAGTTTTCCGCACGGCAAGCAAGTCAGAATTGGCCGAAAAGAATTCTCGGATTCCCTCTCGCAACACCATTTGTCTTTGGACCTGCTCGCCCAAAAACGACGGAAGGTTTTTGTACTCCTGCGGAAGCGCATCTTCACGAGCACGCTCGTAAACTCGCTGGAGCAGTCCTTCGAGTTTATCTCGCTCTGACAGAATGTCGTCAATGTCATCGTTTTCTGTCAAAAACTTTGGCTTCCCAGGCACAACAGCAGCTGGAGTGGGAGTCGTAGCTCCCGTCGCACCCGCAGGTTTGGCAGGAGTCGCAAGGTTTGCGGCTTCCAGTGCATTCAAACGTGCGATTAGTGCGGCATTTTGGGCTCGAAGACTTTCAACCGAAACCTCGGTTTCGTCAGTTTCATCCGTGGTTTCACCCGTGGCCTCGCCCAGGGCTTCACCTTCCTTGCCTTCGTCTCCATCCAACTCTTCGTCGTGAGTGGCATCGTCCGAGCCACCAGTTTCATCATCGTCAGTTCCGTTGCCGGTTTCATCATCACCAGCAACACTTCCACCCTCTAATTCATCAAACAAGTCATCGAGTTCTTTATCCATTTCCGTTCCCTTCGTTTCTCTCGGCCTCATCGAGCTCAAGATCAGTTAAAATTACGTCCGGCATAACCAACATTCGTTTCAAAACATCTGCGCATTCTTGGAGTCGGATCACGGACTCCCAGTTTTCTGCGCATTCCAGGCTATCCCGAACACCCTTTAAAGCATCGTTAAGTTCCAGCGACATGTCTCGCCAAATGGTTGAGTTTTTGAAATCCCTAAATGCTCCAGGAGTTGAAAGAAATCTTTTAGATTCCACCAGTCGCACCTCCCGCCGGATTAAACGGAACAAGGTTGCCTTTTTGAGCTTGGTCTTGGACAACCTCGTCTGGCATAACCTTAGTTTTAATAAACTCCTGCACATTTTTAGCTCCATTGTTCCGAGCAATGTGCATAAAAATCCGCGTCAAGTCGAACTTCTGGGCCAGCTCCGGATTCTTGGCAATCGTCTCAAACATTTGTGTCCAAACGCCAGAGAAGTTTCCACCCGGAATCGAGCCATCCCTAACCTTTACATCGTAATTCACCAACAAGTCAAAAGGCGAAACCTTCATTCGGCCCTTGTTTTTAACTGCCTCACCCAAGCCAAACTCGTCCAGCAACGTTTGTTGCCACCGGCCAGAAATCTTGATGTATTGGTCTTCGGTCATTAGTTGCTTCGTATGGGCAGCAAAAAACATCCCGATGTCTTGCATCGCCTGCATTCCAATAATCCTGGCGATTCGGCCTAAGCGAGACAACTGGCCCATTTGCGTGCCTTGGAACTCCGCAGAAGACAACCGTTCAGGCCCACCTTGGCGAAGCGAGCCCATTGAAACATCGTCAGCCCCACCGATCTTCTGTTGCCACTGGACGATCCAAGACGAGTCTTGAACGTTTTGGCGCGTAACGTCATTTACATTCAGTTGGAAAACTGCGTTGCGCGCAATGTCTGGGCGGCCCCAACCGGGTTGGCGAATCCGAATCCGCTTCCCGGGCTCAGGCGAGTTAATATCCTTCGAGTTTATTAGGTACGGATCATAAATCAACATGTCATTAATGGTCTTACGAACGTTCGCGACATGGACATTGAACATCCAATCCAGAACCTTCTGCAACCCATGCAACATTTCCAGTCGTGAGACCGGGATTGCCGAGTATCCGTCAAAGTCCGGAGCGATTGACGCGATCGGGAACCGGTTGTGATCCAGGTCAAGAGGCTTTGCGCGAATAATTATCGCATCAGCCGCAACGGAAAACAACCACTTCTCAGGATACTCGGATTTTCCCAGCCCCCATTCGGAGGGAACCAGCTTGACAAACATGTTAATGACGTCCGTTGGGCGAGTGGTCGAACCACCACCTCGAACCTTTGAGCCAGAAGCACCGCTTTCGTGGTAACGATCGAACCTTTGCCCAGCCCATTTACGTTCGCGTTCAGAATGGTCGTTCCCGTAAATGGAGGTTGTGCCGGAGCTTAAAACTCCAATGTAACGGACGTTAAAGTAGTCCTTGTCTGTTTGTTCTTTGGACAACAGATTCATATAATTCGTTCGCTCAACCCAGCCAAAAAACTCCCCGTCTTGGAGCTTGTGGACAGGGACGTTGGGATCAGGCAGGGCCAAGTAAGGGTCAATGTTTTCCAAAGCATTTCCCTCGAACAGCACAGCTTCCTCAACGGCTTTAGTCCGTTGCTTGAACATTCCAAGCACTCCGCCCGTTTCCCGCATGACCGTTCGAAAGCCCGTTTCCTTCCGCCACGTCGGAGCCACGAATCCAATCCCGTAGCTCAAACCATCCCGAAACAAGGTGTGCAAATCCAGGCAAACTTTGTGCCGATTGCAATGGAGGTCAACGACTTTCTCCAGCATGATCGAACCGATCAAATCTTCCGGGCCGACACCTTCGTATTGGAACAACGGATCTTGGTAGAACGCAGCAATCAAGTAGCTCAAAATCGTTTCCATAATCGCATAGGAATTCGGAAACACAATCGAGATCGGCTTGCGGGGATCGTTCAAGTTTAGTTCCCGCTCCGCTTCGTCAGCGTCAATATAAGCCGTAAGAGTTCGATCGATTTCATTCCAGGAAGAAAAACGAGTTGAAATACTCGAAGCGGCCTCGTTGGCGCAAGACATAACCTTACCCAAAAGTTTCTTGTGAAGCTCGCCCTTCGGGTCAAGATCCAACTCAAACGGATAATCATAGTCAATATTGGTCGACGCGAGTGTTTGGTTCCGGTTTTCATTCGGCTCATTTCCTCGGGCAATATATGGCATTGGTTTGGTTCCTTTAAAAGGTTTAGACTATAGCAAAGGTTAAGGTTTTTTCGTTAGCATCAACGTCCATCAAAGACTTGTATTCATCCTCTGGGTCTCCCTCCGTCTCATAGTCTTCGGGATCGAAGAAGTATGAAAACTCATCCATGACCTTAATCACGTGACTTAAACCGTCCATGCAATCCCAAAGCTTTGGGCGGGGGAAAGTCAGCAACTGGCTTTCGAGTTTCACACAGACATTCTTGTTGTGATAAATATGGCCCAGTTTGTAGTAAGGAGCCAGCTGAGCAACACGCAGGGGTTTCTTGCTTCCGGAAGCTGAAAGACTGTAGTAAATCGGAACAGACATTCCAGCAGTCATTCGTTTGCGCAGCAAGTTTTCGATCGGTTGGGAAATCCAACGGTCGATCCCAGTCGTTTCCACGGCCAGAACCGTGGCCCGAAACTGTTGGCATTGCGCAAACATCGTGTCCAACAAAACATCCGGCTCGAACTTGTCAGCCTCGATGTTGCGGACAAAGATCCTACCTGTTTGTCGGTGAATACCGATTACCAAAACTGCCGAATCCGCGGAAGAAAGCTTGACCGTTTTGGCTGGATCCACAATCACGACCGTCACAAGTTCCCGAATCGGAATCTTCGTTGTCGAACCGTCGGGTTCATAAGCCACCAAACCTTCGGGTGACTCGACGAAATACTTAAACGAATCTGCCTTGAAGACTGCGTCTTCCGTGGAGATCGGGAGGTTCCGAAACTCACGATAGAAAACATCCAACAAGCCTTTTTGCTTGTGGCTTTCGTGCTCCTTTCGGATGTCTTCGTCCGACACAAATGACGGTGCATTGCTTCGCAACTCGTCATCGCAAATTTCCAAACGCAAACTGCACCAGTCCGGAGAATCCAAAAGCTTTTGCAGCAAAGCATCTTCGTGTTTCAACGTGTCGATGTAGATTGCCCGCCAGTTTTTGTCGACTCGAGAAACCGCCTTCATAAAATCCGCAAAGAACCGGTTTTCCAACTTGCGACGCAAGTCCTCGTTCGACACATCGTCAGGGTCCTCAAAGTCATCAAAGATGAACAAGTCCGGTCGAGCGTTGCGATAAAGAATACCTCGAATTTGCTGGTTAGCACCTCGGGGATAAACCAACGTCCCATGGCTTTCTCGGTCGAACCTCGCAATCCAGCTTTTCTTTGAAAACGTCGAGTCCGCCGTCTCACCAGCTTCCGCCTTAACCCGTCCGAACAATGTTCGAATCAAGTCATTCGACTGGAGTTCAACCTTCAAGTTTTCCGTTTGGAGCAACGAAGAATCAAAGCTTTGGCTGACGTAGGGCAAGAACCTCGAGCTTTGGAACAGAATGTTTTTAGCTGCCAAGGCCAAGCCAACAATAGACGTTTTGCCAATCCCACGAGGGGCAGCGATTGCAATCCGTTGTTCACCAGAGTCAATCAATTCAAAGATTTGGTCATGCAACGGAGAAAACGTGGCCGTAAACCTTTCAGGAAAAAACACCTTCGCAAACGTTTTAGTCGACCGAAAGCTCTCGACCAAAATGTCTTGAATCTCAGAGTCTCGGACTCCGCAAGTTATTTCCTGTAGTTTGTCCACTTAAACCTTCCCCCTACTGCAATTTTATTGCATAAGGTGCAGACGTTGTCTGCGCATAAAAACCTTGGTAAAATTCTTGTTTCAATCCGTTTATCCGCCCAAGCACATAAGAATACCGGTGTTCAAAGTCGTCAATCTTTAGACCACGAGAACCGGGGCACGTCAACGGATTCGGCCTTTCGAGGAACAACATCTGGCGCAACGTCTCCATCGCCCCGTCCACCAACAGAATCTCTGATTCCAGCACGTTTCAGTCCTTTCAAGTTTTCCAGCAATTGGACTTCGTCCATTGTTCCGTTGAAAAACTGCATGTAAAGAATTTCCAGGTGTTCTCCAAGCCAGCTCATAGTTTACCTAACCGTTCCAGCAACTCTCTGGGCGTTGCCCAACCAAGCAAAGCGTTAAAAGTTTAAGGTGCAACTTCTTCTTTCGGCTCAGCCGATGGTCGACAAGAGTTTCCGCCGAAAATCTCAACAGCAGCTTTCCAACCCTTTGCCCGAACCTCAGCCATCCCATCCTCAACACCAATCACGAGAAGCAACTCGTCAAAGTACGATTTGTAACTCGGATCAATCAAACCCAACCGAATCAGTTGGTAGCCCAAGTCGTGGACCAGTGAAGTAATCATCGTATCCAAGGTATCGAATGTCGGACCGCTTGCCCCATTCCACGCGTAGCCAGGCCAGATAAACGTCCGGCCGTTTTCATTCATTCGAACGAAGGGCAGGTCAATCGGAGCAAAGGGAACAACGTTTAGTTCGACATAGTATAGCCGAGTCGATTGGTACTTGTATCCCCGTTTAAACCAAAGCCTTCGACTCCGAACCCCATAATCTTTGCCGTTTTTTCTCACGTTTACTCTCGCCCTTCGTGCTCCAACGAATAATGATTTCCGTCTCCCCAACGTCCTCCCCAACAACAAAGCTCGTGGAGGGATTCCCAAAATTCGCCTAAGGGCAAGTGGCTCATCGTATCCGTTTGGTAAAGCCCGTTTTTAAACAGGTTAAAATCAACCGCAAGCCGAATGTAGTGGTTTGAATGCTTCGCGTGGCCAGAACGGGCCCAAGCATCTCCGAAGGTCAACTCGTAACCGTTCTCAACCGCAAACCCAATCAGTTTTCCGACCAGTTCGACGAACAGGCTTTGTTTTTCTCGTAAAGTCATCTCCCACAATGCTCCTTCATGTATTGTTCTACCCGGCCCATGAACACACAGAGGTCCTCGTACTTGCCTTGGTTTTTGTTAATAGCTTTGAGGATCCCGTCCAAATCCTTCGAAAAGTCAGCCTTGAATTCAGCCAGTTCTCGAAGGTTCTCAGCTCGCCAAGCTTCCTGAACTGCCTGCCGTTCTTTGAGCCAGACTTCCAAGTCTTCTAAATAAGCCTGTCGCCAAGCAAGCTGGGCCTGTTCGAGTTCCCTTGTAAGGTCTTTGCGGGTCACGAAGAAAAACTTCCCTAGTCCGCCCATCACCGCACTAAACGTCGCTCCAAGTCCCGCACCAATTGCTGTAAGTTTTTCAACAGAGTCCAAAAGCAGATCTCCTTAAACTATTCTAAGCTTCCGCTAAATGACAGCAATTCCAAGCTTCCTCCAAAGGACAACAATTCTAAGCTTCCGCTAAATAACAACAATTCCAAATCTCCAAAAAGCCTAGCGTGAACCCCATCCGGAACCGTCCAAAGTTCTGCGAGAATTAACTCCTCATCTACTTCGAACGAAAGAATCGAATCAGAAAGCTCTAAAGTACGTGCCTGAAAAAACACAACATTGTCAGATTCGTTCGCATGTAGTGAGTCTCCGACTACTAAAGCTAAGTCGAATGAAGCAACCGGTTCTTCCGAACTTAGGGCACTCGAAGAGTCTCCGACAGCCAAGACGTGGACTTGAGTCAGATCTATGTTATCAGAGGTCGAAGCACTTGATGAGCCTGCAACGACTAATTGTCCAGCTAAGTACAGAATCAGGTTTTCGGCACTCATCGTGCTTGAAGCATCAGCAACAGTCAGCTCAGAATCTGGAATTAGATTCACACTATCTGAACCGATTGCATGAGAAGAATCAGCAACAACAAGTTCTGTCGAGTTGTCGATCTCTACTTCCGCCCCCCAAGCCCCCCAAGTCGGTTCGGGGGAGGCGTATTTGCGGACGATTAGGTCATCTATCCATGAATCCGCGCCAGTTCCGGCACCATCGCAGTAAAATCTGAGTACGTCCTGTTCTTCGGCGGAGGTGTTGAGTTCCGCGCCAGTAACAATGCACACGCCCTCAAACCACAAGTCGAAAGTTCCCGCGCTGAAATCTATATTCCGCGCTTCGTATAGCTGCCATGTGTCTATGGTGCAATTAACGCCGGTGTCAATCCATGTATCATCCCCGCGCCGATACTGAATATTTTCCGACGAATCGCAAAACACAGCAATGCGCTTAGTCCCGTTTCCGTGGAGCAGCGGATAAAATTTTCCCGCCTTGTCTGTTTTTCTGGCCCATACAGATATCATGTATGAGTTGCTTGCGGCGGTAAGCGGCAGTGCCGCGCCCGGCCCTGTGGCCGCACCGACAAGTTTCATTGACCTTGTACCTAAGTGCTTCTGTGCGGTATCGATTTCAACAGTACCAGAGCCGACCGTCCAATCCTCATCAGCCGTAGCAATCGAATTGCCGTCAGAACCGGACTCGAAAGGTTTATACTTGATGAATACCGCCGCCCCATCAGACGCATCAGTCAAAGTCGCATCGCCGTACTTAATCACAACGTCCGTGGCGCTCGTCTCAGGATCGGTAGCCACCCAGACTCCGACTGATTGATTCGGCGTTGTGCCGGTCAGTGATCCCCAATCGATCATGTAGGCAAGGGCTGCGTCGGTTGAGTCGTGGAAGCGGATGTCGCCAAAATCGTCTTGACAATGGCCGGAGCAATGGACAAAGCCTTCGTCTGTTAGTAAGACTATGCGGCGTAGGCCCATACATAAAGCACTGCCCCAATTATCGGCAATCTTGAGTGCAATATACCGATAGGCGGTGCTGTTGGTTATGGCTATATATTTCGGGTCAGCGACATCAGAGGCGGTATGTTCCTCAAACTGCATCGCCCCCCCGATCTGAGTCCAATCGGTGTCGGTGGCATAGGTCAATTCTGCAAATGCGGTTGATTCGGCGCTTCCCTGCATGATGAAGTTCTTCGAGCCTTCATTAGTTGAAGCACCGCCAAAGTGCATATTCTCGTAATAGATTCCACGAATGACTTTGGCTGATCCGAGATCGATATGGAATCGCTGGTTTGTTACTGTGCCTTCAGCAGAACTCCACCAGTTTGTTGCAGTCGTGCCGGTTAGAGACTTGGTTGGGTCTGTGGCATAATACGGCCAATGGGTTGTGGTGCGCTTGCTCGTCGCCTTGACATAGGTATCCGAATGCGCGGGGGGATAGACACGTAGCGATACCGGCCAAGCTCCTATTGACTCCCCCACCACAAGATACATGGGATAGTCAGTCTGCGCCCCGCTTGGCCGGCTGCATGTTCCGGTTTTTTTGTAGAGTTGGGCCATCGAGATTCAATCTATCTTAAGACTTAGGTCGGATCGCCAATCGCAATCTTCCATGCCGGAGTCGTCACCGTGTTTCCAGCAATGAGAGCCTGTTGAGTCGCCGTAGTTACATAGAGCAAAGCCGTTTTAGAAGTATCACAAAGCGCAACATGGTCGGCGTCGCCGGAAGCATCTATGGTCATTGAAGGCTCTTCGTCGACAGTTGTTTTGCGCCCCGAGGTATCATCTTCCGGACCAGTAAACGTTGGTGTAGCGGAAGAAGCAAGGGCCTTACCTGTGGCCGTTCCTTTGGTCGAATGGGCATGTTCGTAAGTCGTCGGGGCTCCCTCGCAAACCGAGATAAAATCCACGTTGTCTTCTAAGTATTGCAAAGCCGCATCAAGTACGGCGTCAGCTACAAGCTTACCCATTTTTCACCTCCAAAGTTTCTTCTGTTTTTTGGCTGAGACTAACGGCGAGCTTTGATTCGAACTTTGTCTCGATTGCCGAAAGGACGTCTTTGATGTCTATGATCCCATCGCGGACTTTCAAAGAGATGTTATTGAGCGGCATTCGCCCAAGTTTCTCTTGCATCCGCAAAGATTTGACTTGTGCTCGTTCGAGATTTGTTAGCGACATTTGTTTTGTACCTCCAGGCCCTATCGCAATTTAATTGCGGAAGGGTTAGTTTAATCCCTAGTTTAAGCCGATATGTCTGGAAGAATGTTTATTGTTCCTGAATCAACCGTCAAGATTATTGGACCGGGCATAGTTAGTTGGACGTCGTAGCGATAACTCCCAGCCGAAGCTGTGTGAGTTGGCGTAAGCTCGAACGTAGCTATGTCAGTATCTATGATTCCTTCGATGGCAATTTTCGTTCCAAGGACAGAAACAAGAGTTAGAACGATAGAACCCCCGGAAATATCCAAGCTCTCATTCATGCTGTCCCGGACCGTAATCTGCATATACGCATTATCCCCTCGGCGAATCGTTAGAGCTGACATAGTTAGTCCTCCAAGGGTTCAACATCGACTACGTCGACAATGTTGTCGTTGGCCAACGCCCGACGTTTGATTTCGTCAATGTCTTGTTTAGTTAAAAAAACGTGTGTGCTTTCGCTTTGGATTCGTTGCGGAACGCCATGCCCGACTCGGGCCAACATGTTATTCGCCTCGCGAGCCCGGAGGGTCAAACCAGCATTCACGCCCTGGCCTTCACCTTGGACGATGTCTTTCAAGAGCTGGATTGCCGCTGGTGCGACCGAAGCAATTTCCCGAGCCAAGTCCAGAGTCTCCGCATTGCGAGCACCACTTAACAAGCTTATTTGCTCTTGGACAACCGGCGAGTTCCGGACGTTGGAAACCGTTTGCTTGTTTATTCCAAGAGCTAAAGCTATCTCGGTGTTTTTTTGACCTAAAACTAAACGCCTGGCAATCTCGTGATGCAACTCCCACATCTCGGAAACTTGCCAATGTCGACAGCCTTCTGGCAACGTAGCTTTGCGCCGCAAATCCGGCCCTCGGTTTTCCCCGTAATATTTTTCCTGTGGAATCATAGTTAAACTCCTCCCCTTTTGTCCTTTCTTAAACTTCACGTTACCAAGTTTTTCCCAACGAGTCAAGTAGAATTTTGGTGGCCAAGACGAAGCAAGGCTTCGAAACCTTTGAGCTTCGCTCAATCCGTTTCTGGCTATGGAGTTTCGGCTTGCAAGTTTAAACGTTTAAACGTTTAAACATCTTAGGTTTCGGCTCGCAAGCTCGCCAGATTAAACTAAACCCTATTGCAATTTAATTGCGATAGGAGTCAGACTTCCTGGTTTGGCCCGGAACGAAACTAAACCTTATGCAATTTTATTGCGGTAGGGGTTTGGGCTTCCTGCTAAACTCAAACGAGTCGCCCAGGCCATAGTTTTAAACTAAACTGTTTGGCTCGGAGCTTGCTCCGGTGTTTGGCTCGGATCAAATGCTCGAGGCTAGTCTCCAAATGGAACCATTAAAAATCCTAAACTAAACTCGACGATAGGTATACGCGGCCGGCCCAACGCGGTTTCCCCCATGCGGGGGTCGCCCTTCAGCTTCGTGGCCGATTTGACAAAATGGTTTTTTGTGATATGATGGAGTTGCGAGTGGGGAAAGCGTCCACGATGCGGATGCGAGCAGTATCCCCGAGCACCGCTGGCTCATTGACATAACCGCCCACAAGGCGGCCCTAGCCCACCACCTCGCGGCGGAGCTAGCATACGACAGATGCGAGGGACTGGCCGGTGTCTTAAGCCTCCTGAGTCAAGAATCGGAGGCAAACAAATGGCAAAAATGGCGATAGCAGGAGACATCGTAACAATCACCGGTATGAATCTCAAAGGTGGGAGTTTACCGAATGGGGTTGAGTTCAAGCTGGACGTAGTTATTGACTACACAGGCGTAACCCGAGAGCAACTAGTCAAAGTAGCCTCGAGCGGCCAAAGTGCGAGAGTAGCGCTCCAGAGTAAATTGCGGGGGTGGCCGGTGGCCAAATTGCGAGCGTTAGGTGGTAAACTCCGGATAGCATTCAAGGACATCTATGCGGTAGTCGAAGAATCTACCCACGATAAGTTGCTTAGGCTGACTAGGGACGGGTTCTGGGATGTGATGAAGGATTACGGGATGAGTAGGGCCGAGTCGGATGCGCTGTGGGATCGCAAGCATAATCCGAAGCCTGTAGTCGAAGATGAAATCGAAGACGAAAACGACGACGACGAAAACGAAGACAACGAATAACTAAACCGACTCAGGGGGCTTAAAACATCGACCAGTCAAACCGAGGTTCCACATCGAATCACATTAACCCTTAGAGGGTTTAGGGCGGCAGGACTAAGTGGGATTAGTCTGGAAGCTTCCCGAGAACCAAGTAGAAACGTAGCCCTGGAGACACAAGTTGACGGTATTCCACTGCCGTGTGTCGGTGATAGGGCTACGTTTCTACGCCTTTCCAAACCCTTGAGCTTCGCTCAATTAAACAATTTTTAACGAAAGGAGTTTTCAAATGAAGTGTAGCGTTTGCGAAGAGGAAATGAAGTACATCAAGAACTCGACAGTGAACCTGGGAATGACCGTGCAGAGCGTGTTCTATTGCAAGCAGTGTAATAGATTCGTAACGGTTTCATACGGGAATCCTATGGAGGTTAGAAGTCAAACGGAGGGGGAGTACTACAGCATCGTTCTGTGATGGTCGGAGTTTGGGCAAAACGAGCTAACGCTCGAAAACCCTTAAACCGAACCTTTAAATCGAACCTTTAAACCCTATTGCAATTTAATTGCGAAAGGGTGGTCGTTCTCCTTTAGACGACTACCTATTGCAATTTTATTGCGGTAGGGTTTTTTGTTGGCTTCGCCAACCTACGATTGAAGCTTCCGAGCGAAGCTCCGGATTGGTCTCCAAAGTGTAATAATGTAATTCCGTCACTTGTAATTGTAATTGTAATCAAGCGCATTAGGGGTATATAGTGCCATTTTTGAATCCAGTTGCGGTAGGAGCAAGTTCATTCTAGTCAACCTTCGGTTGAAGCTTCTAGTTCAAGTTCGTTTTGTTTCTTAGAAGTTCTATCTCCTAAAAAAAAAAAAAAAAAAAAAAAAAAAATAGA